GGGGTGGAAATCACCACAAACTGTTCTGAGGGAATTTATTGATCGGGGTGTAACATATGTTTGACAAACCTACATTTTTCAAAACCCCTGAAAAATCTATTTTCATTCATTTCCAATTATAATCCTGATCTCTTATCCCATCAACGAAAAAATCCCAGGCAAGCCACTCTTGACTTCACCTGGGAATCCTTCTATTTCTCTATACTACTTTGAACATATTCTGTTTCATCGGCTTCTCGCCATCTGTCTTATCCACTTCTTTTCTCGCCTGCTCCAGTTCCTCCATGCGGATCATCTCGTTCTTGGCATCGTCGAGGCCAAGATGCGTATAGGTATTCATCGTCACCCCAATGTCGGAATGACCCATCAGATACTGCAGTGTCTTTGGATTCATTCCGGCTTTCGCCTGGTTGCTACAGTAGGTGTGCCTGCAAATATGCGGCGTAATCTTCGGAAGCTGCACCCTAAAAATGCTGTTGTATCGGTTCACCGCATTCTTAAGCCGATGTTCCCAATGAAGTGCTACTTCCGGCATTCCATTCTTATCTCTGAAAAGGAATCCCACATAACCATCCACCATAATCTCCGGAAGATCCGTTGGTCTGTCTTCCACAATTGCCTGAAACATTCGGAACACGTCCTCCGTCATTGGGAGCTTTCTTGTACCGGCATTTGTTTTTGTAGATTCGATATGGTACTCCATGCTGCCAATTCTCTGAAGCTGATGATCGATGTTGATGATGCGGTTCTTTAGATCAATATCCTTAATGGTAAATCCGCAAAATTCCGAAATTCGAAGACCTGTATGAAATAAAATGTAAAACACCTCGTAATACTTGCAGTACACATTATCGTCATGAACGAACTTAAGGAACTTTCTCATCTGATCCTTTGTGATTGCCTCTCTGGTGTGCTCCGTATTTACCACCACACCGGCAAGTTGGAATGCGAAAGGATTTTTAACGATAATATCATCATCCATCGCCATCTGGAATGCAGGTCTAAGAACACCACGTACCGTTTTGATAGTGCTAGAGCCTTTTCCATCCTGCTGCAGTTTAATAAGAAATAATTTTGCATCCGATGTCTTTACTTCCGAAATTTTCTTGCTCCCCAAATCCTCTTTTTCCATCAGATTCTTTACGAATTTGTAATTGATAAGGGTATTCGGCTTCACACCAGTTCTCGTCTGCAGATAACGGTCAATCAGTTCATTGACCGTCATCTTTTTTCCCATTGGATCCAGTTTGGAATCCAAATCCTGCTGTACCATCTTCTCCAATTCTCTAAGCGAAAGGCACGGCTGCTTTCCTACCGGCTGCGGATCTGTCGGAACAAGTCTCCAACTGTAAATGAACTTCGGTTTCCCGTCCACCATGTATTTGTACTGGTATTTTCCATTCGCCCTGATGGATTCTCCGGTGTGTAAAATCCTATGCTTCGAGTCTCTTCTTTGTCCTTGGCTTGCCATTTGCTAACCCCTCCTTTACTCCCGGTTTCTTCAGGTATTTGATAAACTCGTCTTTAATAATTAACTTGCGAGTTCCGTACATTGCCATAAAAGGCAGGTTCTTCTCCTCCGCCAGCCGGAACAACTTTCTTCTGCTAAGTCCAAAATATTCTGCCGTTTCGATGACGGTAAGAAAATCCTTATCTTCTAATGATGGTTTGCTCATCGTTTTTTCCTCCTTCTTCGTTTTGGTAGTAACATATATCACTCTAAAACGCATAAATAGCAACTACTTTCGGCAGAATAAATGCATTTATATCATAGGATTATTCTGCAGAAATTCCTCAAACTTTGAACGTATGATCAGATATCGATTTCCACTGTACACAGCAAATGCTCCCAGATTATCTTCTGCCAATCGGCGCATCTTTTTCACCCCGATATTAAAATAGGCTCCTGCTTCGTTAATCGATAACATGTATTTTTCATTTAATGCCAGCATCTCCATTTCCTACACCTCCACGTATTTTTAGGTAGTCGTATATTCCCGTAAAGTCAGAGAAATTGCAACTACTTTCTGCCATAAATTTCTTATTCTTTTGCCAGAGTTCCAAACCTGCCCATTACATAACAGGCATGGCTGCAATACTTCCTTTTTGCATTTCCATACACCGAAAAAGACTTGCCACAGGCTGGACAGCTATACTCATAAACCGCCTTTCGCTTCACCTGATCCAGATGGGAATTCCACCACTGATTTCTGCATTTATCAGAACAGAATCGTTTATGCTTCTTTCCTTTTTTCTGTTCAATGCTTTTGCCGCAGTTCTCGCAAGCCGACTCTGATAAACACTGTTCTAAGGCTTCATTGCTCAGACCATTTCTTCTGCAATAAGATTTCACACTATTTGCGGACAAATCCATTTCCTTTGCAATCTGCTTATAACCCATTCCTGCCTTGCGGTATACAGCTATCCGAAGCTTTTGTTCATTCGTCATAAAGAAAACACCTCCTACCAGGTAGCCTCGGCAAAAGGTGTAAAAGGACGCTTTTAATCTTTTTTGTAAAAATCACAGGTATAACCATCTGCACGAAGCAAGAGTCCTTCCGCCCATTCCGGCACTCTCGCCATCTGCTCACATACTGTTTCAAGACTGATACGTGGATCTGCTTCTATAATTACCTCATCATGAACATGCGCCACAATGCTGCAGTATCTTAATGTCTTCATCGCATACATCAAAATATCACGAGAAGTTGCCTGCACGATATTTTCTACAAATTTCGGACCATAGCTTTCCAAATGTTCCCACTTTTTCGTTGCTCCAATGCCTTCATAGGTCACGGATTCTCCGCCAAATTGGTTCTCTCCAATGCAAGGTTTTACATAAGACAATACTCTTCCCGAAGGCAATGTAATAAACAGCATTCCACTCCTACAGGAAATGTGAACCCCATAAGCAGATACGGTTGTTTTTTCTTTAATGGCCTTTTTTACCGCACGATCAATCTCCCACCAAAACTTTACAATACAAGGATTAGAGGCTCTCCATGCTGATACCAGTTCTGGAAGTTCCTCCTCTGACAATCCCATCTCAATAGCACCCATTGATTTTAATGCTCCCACTGAGCCGCCATAACCTAGTGCAAGTTCTGCAATCTTACCTTTCTGGCGCAGATGACCATTCATTCCATGCTTTTCCACGGGAACGCCAAACATCTGGCTTGCCGATGCACAATAGATATCTCCGCCATTTGCAAATACTTCCTTTCTCCAGTTTTCCCCTGCAAACCATGCAATGACTCTAGCTTCAATGGCAGAAAAGTCAGCAACGATAAACTTCTTATTCGCCGGTGGAATAAAGGATGTTCGAATAAGCTGTGATAAGGTATCTGGAATATCATCATACAGCAGACCCATCGCTTCGTAGTTTCCGCTTTGAACCAATCCTCTGGCTTCTGCCAAATCTTCCATATGATTTTGCGGCAAATTCTGTAATTGTACCAGCCTTCCTGCAAACCTTCCTGTACGATTTGCTCCGTAAAACTGAAACATTCCTCTTACTCGTCCATCCTCACAAACGGAATTCTGCATTGCTTGATATTTACGCACGGAAGATTTGGCAAGCTTTTGTCTGAGAGATAGCACCTCTGTCAATTCATCTGACACTTCATCCATCAATGCTGCAACAGCTTTCTTTCCAAGTGTCTCTGTCTCCACGCCATTATCAAAAAGCCATTCCTTCATCTGTGCAACAGAATTAGGATTTTCAAGATTGGTAAGTTCCTGCAGCTCAATCATCAAATGCTCTCTCGATACTTTGTCAATCTCAATGCATTTTTCAACAAACGAAACATCGACCAGAATTCCTCTGTCATTGATTTCCTGATCCAAATGATACTCATCCCAAACAAACTCCGGCACTGGGAACTTCTGCAGCTTCTTTTGTATCTGCATCTCCGTTTCTACATCTCTAACATTGTACACTTTAAATTTCTCCCACTTTTCCATATCATGAGATGGTAAGTTCCTCACTCTGCCGCCATTCGATTTTGTTGGCTTACATGGTGTGCAAAAATAACGAATCAAATCTTTCCCTTCTGTTAATTTCTGCTTTTCCAAACCAAGCACAGCTCCCACACCTTCCAACGATAATGGAAGTCCCATATAGGCTGACCACACCATAGAACATTTCCAAGATGCCGGTACAAGGTATGTTCCTGCTTCGTATCCTAACATTCTGGAAATACAGATACGCTCAAACTGTGCATTAAACGCCCATTTCGTAACAGCTTCATCTTCCAGCGCACTCATTACTTCTTCTGGTATTTTCTCTCCATTTGCGAGATCGACTACTTTTACTTCTCCTCCGTCTACACTATACCCAAACAAGAGGACTTCAAAATCCGGCGATTCTGCATAACGGTAAACACCAGCCTTGGCAGGATTTACAGATGAAAATGTTTCAATATCAATTTCTAAATTCTTCATTGCATTCCTCCAACTAAAAAAGAGGCGATACAGGAATCCCACATACCGCCCATAACATTTACTCGTTATTCTGTTTTGTCTGCTCTTTCTTTTTGCATATTCTTCTTTTCAGGTAATGAATCCCATCTGATACCAAGATGCTAAACGTTCCAATCAAAAATCCCATTGTGCATCCAAAACACACTACCAACATAAAGTTCTGTATTTCTGTCATTGTCGCATCCTCCTTATGCTAAGAAATCATCGTCTGCTACTGTACCGAAATCATCTGCTGCAGATGTCTTTCCGCCAAGAGATTCCCCGTCTCTGATTTTCTGAATATTTCCAAGACCGCAGGCAATCCCCTTATTGCCATTTGAGTTAAATGCATAGAAGTTAAGAGATACTCTTGCATAGCATCCGGAATATACTTCACTTCTATCCAGGATAGGTTTTACTGCACGATCGACAATCTGCGGTGCTGTTGTGCTATTCGCATTGATGAAGTAATGCCTTTTGTAAGCCTCATCATCACGCTCGATATCGCCATCGCGAAGCGGAAGCTTGATTGCAGCCTTATTTGGCTTCTTACCACCGAACTTCACAATCCCTTCATCAATCGCCGCATCGATTGCTTTATTGATAGCATTTACGGTTTCTGTATCGTCTTTTGGAATAAGTACGGATACAGAATACTTTTCAGCTCCCCCGTTGATGGAAACAGGTTCCCAGCCATGGAAATAAGAAAGTCTTGTGTTGATACCTGTGATAACTTTTGTTCTGTTCATGTTTGCCATAATACTAATCCTCCATAATCTTATCAAATTCGTTTTCTGCGTTTGTTACGTTCATAGCCGGACGCTTGTCTGTATTTGGTACCAGTGTCGGCTTGCCCGGTGGTTTATAAATGAGGTCACCGAGAATCTCCTCAAAAGTAGATTTTCCCATCAGTTTCTGCATCTCCGTCATCGGAATGAGTGTCTGACGGTAAATATCTGTGTAACCATGTTCCCTTGCTGCTTCTGCAACCAGAAGTTCATCACGGTACTTACGATTGGAACGACCTTCAACTACTTTAAATCCATTCCATTCTTTCCCATGGTGGATAGCAGCCTCCGATGCATAAGCAGTGATTTCATTTGCCCACTTGGTCAGATCGGGCAAAACATTCAGTACTTCTTCAATCTCCGCATCTGTCAGAAGCGGCGGCATCTTAAATTCCAGTCTTGCCAGCTTCATTTTTTCTTCGGCTCTGGCTCGGCATTTTACTGCTGCCTTGCAGAAGGTACACCATTCTCCCGGAAGATACTCACCTTCTCCATCGTAGGCCATCCGTGCCTTCGGTTTCAGTTCTTCCTCTGCCCAAGCTTTCAGCTCCTCAATGGGGATCGTCCATGTACTGACATTTTCCCTTCTCGGCTGAAAGATGGTCATAGCAACTTCTTTGATATCGTAAAGGGCATCGTAGATTTCTAATGCTCCAAGTGCATATAGCATCATCTGAGGATTGTGTTCCGCTTCGACAAAGATGCCTTGTCCATATTTGAAATCAATGATATGAAGCTTGTCATCGGAAATGATGATGCAGTCCCCTGTTCCAAATCCCTCCGGCACATAACAGGAAAAATCAAGTTTCTGTTCAATGAGAAGGACCGGGTCTTTGCAGGACTTCTTCGCTTCTTCGTATTGCTCCATAACAAATTCCGCATAAGCATCGGTGCATTCTTCCATTTCATCTGAGTTGTAATCGGAAACAGGCCGCTTACTTCGTTTCTTTAAGAACTTCTTTAGTTTATGTTCACAAAGAGCGTGTGCCGCAGTTCCTTCTCTTGCCGCTTCCGATGTGGTGTTTTCAAACTCCAATTCCAATCTTGCAGATGGTGTGCAGTTCAGCCATCTGTGCGAACCAGAAGCGGATAATACTGCATGGCCCAGGCCAGCCTCTCTTGTGCCTTTGGCACAATTCACCTTCTGACTACTCATTTCCAATCGCCTCCGCATCTTTTAATACCGCTGCAAAGTCTTTTGGATCAATGTCGCTCAGACGGCTTGCTCCGTACTTAGTTACAATTGCTCTAACCTCTGCCGTGTAACCAGCCTGACTTTTGCTTGCCAGAACACCACGCACTTTTTCAAGCGAAATGGTTGGTTCTGTTTTCTTTTCCGGCAATGCCTTTGGTTCTTCTGACAGACCTTCCGTAACAAGCTTACATACCGCTTGGACACTGTCAGATAAAGAACGAAGGTCTTCTGCCACTTTCAGCAACAATTGCGCTGCATCCACAATCAACTTCATCTTATCCATTTTCGACGCCTCCTCTCATAGACTCACAGATCGATACCTCGTCAATGCTGTCACCCGGAATCAAGATTGTAACCTTCTGCTTTTTTCCAAAAAGGAAACGAAGAAATTTCTCTCTGACATTCACATTGCGACAGCTTACAACGCCTCTCGTCTGCGGTGATTTTGAAACACTGATTTTCATATGCTTCATGTCTTCTACCTCTTTTCCGAAGGCTTTTTACTTTCTGCCTTCTAATAGGTAGCCATGAGGAACTGTGAAAAAGGACGGTTGAAATAAAAAAATTGGCATAGGAATAAAAAACTACTCCTATGCCTAAAACACTTAAATTCTTTTTGTATAATCCAATGAGATCCAACCTGCATTAGATTTTAATTTGCCCCACTTCGTCGCACCTTCACCTTCGGCTTCCTCAACAATGGTAAACACACCAATACCAGTATATTTGCCAGTCTTATCATAATCCGTGCCTGGTCCTTTTCTGATATTCAGATTCTTAATGCTGACACGCACACGATAAGAAACTTTTTTCTGCTCCGGTTCAGAAGCCTTCGTTGGTGCATACATTATATTTCCATTCCAGTCAAAAACAGAATATCCTTCATTCTTATCAGCACAAGCTTTTGCATTTTTGAGTACCTTGTAGGCACCTTTCTGGCTTTTTGCATCTTCCCATGTCTTACGCACACGATACCATTGCACAACTTCCGTATTTTCTTCCTTTTCATCAGACATAGCCGCTTTTACATCTTTACGGAAGCCGTCCATGGTATAACCCATTTCAAGCTGTCTCCACAAATGTTCCGGATCACCGTGGTTACTTGCAATCCCTCTTTTATGCCCTTCTGCATGGCTGATGATAACACCGTCTGCCAGAGGATTCAGGTCATATTCCTTACAAAGCATCGCAAACAGTTCTACTGCAGCTTCATAAGTACGCTTGGCTACTGCCCTTGCTTCTGTTTTATCCGAGCAGGTAAAAGCAGAACCACCGGTGTATTTGATACAACCTGGTTCACACATCTCCACTCCGATATGTGTATTGTTCCCAGAACCATTTTTACCCGAAGCACAGTGCCAGCCACGATAATCCCAAGGAAGTGTCTGATACACAGCTCCATCATTTCCATCAATAAAGGCATGAACACAAGCATTGTCATAATCTGCCCGATTCCAGTTACTAATAAAAACGGATGCCCTCGGCTGAGGACACCCTACACTATGGAGCATAAGCCCCTTTACTGTAATCTTTTTTCCAGCTTTATAACACGGGTTCTTTGTTAAAATACTCTTAACCAATTTCATTATCATCACCATCACTTTCTGCCCTGTCATGGAGCTGTACCAAAATCTCTTTCAGTTTCTCCGGAATCGGTAAGCCTAAATGTGCTGCATTTTCCAATAAAGACACACCTTCATTAGACAAATAAAAGAAAATAACTGCCGTTCTAAGCACTGCACCGGTGCCAATCACTTGTACATCCAAAAGATTGGCAATCCCCACAAGCATTAAAATCAATACCTTTCTGCAGATGCCCTTAAATCCCACTTCACTGGATAACTTCTTATCTGCTGCCGCACACATCACGCCAGTGATATAATCTGCAATCATAAATACAACCAAAGCATAAAGAAGCCCGTCATATCCTCCCAGAAAATATCCCAGCCAGCCGCCGACCGCTGTGAATACGATTTGAATTGTGTTCCAAAATTCCTTCATGTTACATTCCTCCGTTTCTTAAAAATTAACATTAAAAAAGGCCGCCTATTCTCTTTAGACCGCCCATTGCAACCGCACTATCTGTGACTTTCACACAAATAATTCTTTTATAATTGTTGGTTTTATGCCTCGAAATAACTTGCTATTTACACTCTTTAGAGTGATTAATATCACTACCAAAATTCAAAGGAGGCATAACCATATGAAAACAAAAAACATGAAAATTGCTTACTCGACCCGTTACTCTCAGAAAAACATCAGCACTGTTCCAAAAATCCAGATGGAAGGCAAATGGTTAGAAGAGCTTGGCTTCTCTGTAGGTTCCACGATTGCTATAGAGTACGAAAAAGGCTCTATCCGTATCCGCCCATTAACCGAAGAAGAAGTATTAATCAAAAAACAGCAGGAACTGGAAGCAGAATACAAACACCGCCAAAAAGAACTTCGTGTTGCAGAAACCAATCTTTCAGAATCTTATAACAACTATTCTAAGGTTGCCGAGCCGAGCGGCAATTATGGCAAATCACATATAACCAGAGCACGAAAGAACAAATAACTTTTCTCTTCCGTTTCCAATTTCTAAAAACTGAATATTACTCCGACTCTTCCGTCAGCGTGTAGGTTATCTTCATGGTCTTATCCACCGTTTTTACCACCGCTGACGAAAGATTGTTTATGGTGGCTAAATACGGCGTCAACAAATACATCGTTCTGTATTCATTTCCATAACTGCCGCCCCATCCTAACAGAAACTGCTTGTACTGGAACAGCGGTGTTGCCGCATGGTTCAGCCGCTCATTTCCTTTTGTCTTGATAACCTTGTCATCCACAGTGATCTGAAAATCATTTCCCACGATCAAGTCTCCAATAAGCGTCAGATATAGTTCACAAGTGCCCGCTTCACAAAGTGGTTTCCAACCAGAAGTAAATCCAAACGGGATCAATGTCACATCTGCCGAATTATTTACGTTGATCTTATAGATTCCCTTTTTGTTATAAGCTGGAACATACAAATACCCGTTCCGCATACAGCATTTGCATATGCGTTCCGGATATGAGGAACTGTCATCCCTTGAACCCACATCCATCAGATATGTTTTGGACAGTGTCCATGAGCCTTCCTCAATGGAATAATCGGTTTTCGATATCTTTACCCAGAGCATCGTAGCATCTCCCGAAGAGTTCTCTTCATTAGAAAAGCCATACCAGTAACCGTCCTGTCCATCCAGAAATTCTCCGTACAATGTGTAACTCCCCATAAACTGAAATACCGATGCTGGAATCACCTTATCCTCCACTACCGTATAAGTCGAGTCGTTTATTTTTTCATTCAGCCCAATGCTGAAGATCGGGATACGCACCTTTCTTACCCTCACACTGGAATTTTCAAATGTAATGGAATACAAAATATCATTTTCAAAATCCACTTCCACGGTTTCAAACAGTACCATCTGTTTTGCCATTGCCAGAGTTCCGATATCCACTTCTTTTAACTGTAAGAATGTACTGGCATCTGCCACACTGCTTCCAAATCCATTTTCCCCACCCTTGGCACTGGTCAGTGCAATGGCAGCAATCGTTCCATTTCCCTGACTTGGTGTAAACTCCCAGACAAATTTATATCCATTATCCAAAACCTTGCTCTCTGTCAGGTTCAGACTCCCTCTTGCTGTATTTGCTGTGGAATTGACATTGTTGGATGCATAGGCCACCGGCAGGTTATCCGACTTCACATAAATGTTATCTGCATTTTCTTCCAATGCCTTTGGAAAAAGAAGAATGCCGCCGATCATATTCGGACAGATTGGCAGGAGATTACCCGTCCATACCAGTCCTGTGGAATATTCTTCCTCACAATAAAATACAGCCATCGGATTCAATCCCAGAATGTTGTTCACTGCATTGGTCACCATGTTTTCTTCCACAATAGTTTCCACCTCCGATGTGTTCACATCTGTCAGTTCCATGACCATCTTTCCTTTTAACTTCATCTCAAAATCCCTCCTATCCAACCGTAACCGGACGACAGAACGCACCAATCGAAGTTCTGCCTGCCATCTGGTCTGTATATGCTCTCTGTACCAGTTCCATTGTTTCCAAGTAGATCGTGTCTGTAATTCCTCTTGCACGAATGCCGCCGCCAATCACAAATCTTCCAATCTTTTCTTCCAGTTCAATCTTTCCATCCCATGCAGGAGCCGCCGCCATCGCCTGTCCGCTGATGGATGCAATGCAGTCTCCGATCCCAACCAAGCCTGTTCCATTTTCCATGCGCAGATACACATTAAAGGTATTGGTGATATTAGGGATCACAGTCTCTATCGGATAATATAAGGAAAGAATGTGTTTCCCACTTACCCACGTCTCCACTGGACAATGTACGGTGATAATGGCATCATTCAGTTCAAAAGTCACATAGCAGAGAACTTTTCCATCCTCCGACCAGGTAACCGGAAGTTCCACATCCACGGATACCTGAGTTTCCGTGCTGTCTCCTGTTTCTGCATCTGCAACCGGAAACGGCACCACAACCGTTCCCTTTGCACTCGCAGTCCGTTCTGTCTGTATTGCCACTGCATCCACCACAATCTGTCCAAAGAACTGGGCATGATTTTCTTCTGATGTCGCAAACTCAATGCTGATTACTTTTGTGTTCGTATCTCCCAACGTGTATTCGGACGCATTAGTAAAGGTGTGGATACCGATTTTTCCTGCTTCCACCTGATTAAGAAGTCCGGAGATATTTTTGTCATTCTTTGATTTCGCAGATGCAAGCCTTGGATTCTTTCCCACACATTTTAGCGAATGCTTTCCACCAATCCGGCAGTTCGATGATGTGATACAGGTAATCTGCTCGTCATCCGCATGGCCTCCACTGAACTGCAGCACATCTCCCACATCCAGTGCCGGATTCCCGATGGTTTCCGAATCAAATGGGACATATTTGATCACCGCAATATCATTCAGGATATTCGTGCAAAGTTCCTTTCTGGTATCGTCTGTACCAAACTGCAAAAATGGATTCACACCAAGATTCATGGTCAGACCATCGTCCGTTTCCAGTGCATAATACTCTGCTTCCTGAGTTTTCAGGTTCGTAGAACTGACCGCCGTATATCTGGTAATAAAATCAGAAAAACTGCTGGAAAATCTCTGCTTATTACTGATCTCCATCACAGCCTCGATACCATACTTTTTCATTTCCAGTTTCCCATACCTGTTGATAAAGAAAAAACCTCCAAGGATCTGTCCGATATAGAACAGCACATCCCTGTAGGTTTCAATGTCATTTTCCGCATAAATGGATAACACGGTATTTCCATTTGGCATGGACTCAATCTCATTTTTTGTGTGGGCAAACTCCACACCACAAGCCTTGCAGCATAAGCTGATAATCTCAAAAGCATTTCCTGTGGTATCCGTTGTGTTAAAGTCCTTTTCAAACCGGAGCATGTAATCATAGGCCTTAATCTCCAAGCAACGGATATGCCTGTTGGCTTCACTGATTTCAAAAACTCCCATCGGGACTTCTTCATACGTTCCATCCGGGAGCCTTAAATGATAAAACAGTTCTATCAGCCCATCTTCCAGTGTATAACGATCAATCTCCGAAAAAATCGTGATGCCCATTTCCGAAGAATACACTGTTCCAAGTTCAATCTCCGTACTGCCACAGCACTGACTGGAAATATAACCGCTGCCTTTTACGATATCTCTGTTTGTAAATTTATGGACCGTTCCAGATTTGGTTGTAATCTTTCCTGTCCAGTAATAATTTCTTGTGTTCTCCTGCACCGCTCGCAGGAATGCTTCACTTACTGGGTACAAAAGTAACACCTCCTCAACATAAATAGAGAGCCGTTTTCCCGACCCTCTAAACAACTAACCATTTTATATTTATTCTGCATGATCGCAATAGATTTGAATCGCATTGTCTACAAACACAGCAGTTCCCTCTCCACCATATTCATCAATATTCTTTGTAAAATCACCGCCGCCAGAATACATCTTCCCCAGTCCTCTCAGAATCTTATTAGAACAGGTATACATGTTCTCTGTTATATAATCCTGTATTCTTTTCACAAGATTTTGAGCCTCAGGGGAGGCTGGATCTGTATCCTTCATTTCTCCAGCTTCTTTGAATAACAGCATAAATCTGTCAGCCAAAAGTCTATCCTCTTCCTCGCTTCTGTTCTTTTGTTTTTCTTCCATCTCTTTGTATTCCGGCAAATTACCATACAATTCTTTTGCCTGTCTGGCGTACTCATCCAGCTTACTTCTATCAAAAGCCTTAAAATCCATATGCTTAACTCCTAACATTTTTATTCCAAGTGCAAAGTCCATCAAATTTTCAATATGTTCCTTCTTCAGCCTGAGCATTTCTATCTGCTGCTCTAATGCCTTTCCTCTGTCGAAATCGGGACTGTTTATGATCGCCTTGATATCCTTTAATGGAAACTCCAACTCACGGAACAATAAAATATGCTGAAGGCGTTCCAAGTCTGCATCGTCATACAGCCTGTAACCTGCATCGGTGTATCCCGTCGGATGCAAAAGACCGATCTTGTCATAATATTGTAAGGTGCGTATACTCACCCCGGCAAGCTTGCTCACTTCATGTACCGTCATCATTGTTATTTCCTCCATTCGCTTGGTAATGTTAATATAAACTATTACGTAACGTAGGAGTCAACACTTTTTTCAAAATTATAATTCTTTCAATGTAAAAGACACCGTCCACAATCCCTTATAACTCGTATCCTTTTCCAGTTTTGCCTTGAATCCTTCCACATACATCTCTGTATTTTTCATTTCTGCTGTCTCTGTGTCAAAATAATCCACCGACAGTTTATCCTGTTTGGAATAGCCTGTCAGTTTCTTCAGCCATGTGGCAGTCACAGAAAATACAACAGAGATATTCGCAACACCTTGCCTTACCACATCTCTCTGTGTGGTTCCGGCTTCTGTTTCTCCACTGCTATCTGCCTCCACCGCTGACAAACTCACATCATAAGAATCTAGAAGTGGAAGTACTGTCCCGTCAAATTTTAAATAATCAAAAAATGCCACACTATCTACCCCCACTTCTTAAATTCATTCTCTGCTGTGCATTCACGATCGTTTCATCCAAGAGCGTGCCACCCAGATAAATCGGAATGACAATATCTCCACTCTGTCCATTCATCTGACTTAATGCGTCAGTAATTGCAGATGTCAGATTCGACAATCCCATACTTGTCACACCACTATCAGATGAGGTAACATTTCGTGACTCCATCGCTACCATATGTGGACGGATGACCATATCCGAAGCTACACCATCCACAGCCTTAGCCACCATGCTCTTGCTCTGCTCAATCCCCTTTGCCAGACCACTCATAAAGTCCGGCATCCAGCTTTCGTAATCCGTCAGTGGTCCCACATCCGGCACGGAGAAATGCAGATAGGAACGAATAGTTTCTGCTACATTGGATACCGCATCTCTCACTTTTCCAATACAGCTTTTAATACCATTCACAATCCCCATAATCATATCTGCTCCCCATGAAAAAGCAGAAGAAGCAAGTCCTTTGATAAAGCCGACAGCATTATTGAATCCTTCCTTTATGGTATTTGCAATACCGGAAACCGTATTTTTGATGCCATTCCACATAGAGTTAAATGCACCTGATACCACAGATTTGATGGTATTCAGAACTGTAGTAAATACGTTCTTTATCGTATTCCACACCGTTGTAATGACCGTCTTTATCGAATTCAGTACCGTAGTAATTACGGTCTTGATTGCATTAAAAACTGTGGTAATAATGGTCTTATAGATATTAAAATACGTGGTCACAAGCGTACTGATCACATTCAACACAGTTGTAAATATCGTCTTAATACCTTCCCAGATTGCTGAGAAGAAATTTTTAATACCATTCCAAATGATCTGTGCCGCACTGCTGATTGCTTCCCAGGCAGAAACAAAAAATTCCTTTATCGCAGTCCATACTGCAATCGCAACTTCCTTGATGTTCTCCCACAGGTTAATCCAGAACTGCCGAAACTCTTCATTGGTATTCCACAAATAAATAAAAACCGCTACCAGTGCGGTAATGGCTGCAATGACCAGAAAGATTGGATTGGAAAGCATTGTGGTATTCAGCGCTGCAAATGCAGTCTTTACGGTATTGATTACTCCCGCAAGTTTCGGAACAACCGTCATGATCGTACCTACAGCACTCATGATTTTTCCCACTATAATCAGCACCGGTCCAACTGCTGCCACCACCATCCCAATAATGACAATGAACTGCTTCGTGCCATCACTCAGCCCGGAAAACCATGCAGTCAGCTTGGAAATAGTCTCTGCAAGGGACATCAGAAGCGGTGCCAGTACGGACATAATTGCATTTCCCAGCTCAATCGCAGTATTCTTTAGCTGATTGATCGCCACCTGAATGGTATAAGAATTTGTTTTCAATTTCTCAAATGCAGTATCTGTGGCTCCGGTGCTGTTCTGCATCTCTGCCAGAGTCCCATTAAAAGCATCCGCACTGTCTCCTAACAGGATCAGTCCGGCTTTTGCCGCCTCGGAACTTGACCACATATCACCAAATGCAAGTCCCTGATTTTCCGCTGCAGTATTGATGATGGCCAGACAATCCGACAGACTGTATCCACTCTCCATAAGCTGTGCAAAGGACTGTCCCGTCTGTTCTTTCAAGATACCAGATACCTTCGTACCGGACTTCCCAAGTTCGTTCAGCATGGAGTTCATATATGTAGTGGATTCAGCCGTGGCAACACCATTTGCTGTCATGATCGCATAACCGGCACAAAGCTGATCTAATTTCACACCATAGGCATTAGCTGTAGGAATCACCTTACCCATTGCAGAAGAAAGTTCCGCAACCGTTGTCTTACCTAAGTTCTGTGTCTGGATCAGCATATCAGACACATTGCTCACTTCACTTGCTTCCATGCCGTAAGCATTCAGTATGGTAGTCAAAATGTCCAAAGCCGCACCGGCATCTGCAAAGCCTGCCTTTGCCAGTTTGGTAGAGTTGGTAACAAAATTCACTGCATCCCCTGTGGACTGACCTGCTGAAATGGCGTTATACACATTGTCTGCAATCTCTGTAGAACTAATGCCAGTCTGATTGGAGAGATCAAGGATTGCTTTCTCCAGTTCGTCAATGGGCACTTCCGTGGCATCAGCAATAGTTGAAACCTTTGCCATCGCATCTTCAAAATCCAGAGCCATCTTTGTGCTGGCAGTTCCGGCAGCAACAATCCCTGCAGAAACCACCGACATCTTCTTTCCGGCATCTGTAACCTTATCCCCGACAGATTTTAAAGACTCCCCGGCGCTTGCTATCTTCTGCAAAGCAACAGCCGACTGTTCTGCCTGCTCATCCAAATCTTCCAATGCCTGTTCGGTGGCAATAATCTCCCTCTGAAGAGCATCATACTGTGACTGCGTGATTGTTCCCTGTTCCAAGGCATCATTCGCCTGTTCACTGGCAGTCTTCAATGCCTCCAGTTTTTCTTTTGTTGCCTGAACTTCTTCATTTAAAAGTCTCTGTCTCTGGGCTAAGAGTTCCGTATTACCCGGATCTAATTTCAGCAGTTTTTCCACATCACGAAGCTGTGACTGGGTATTGCGAATCTCACTATTTACTCCCTTTAATGCTGTTGTCAATTTCGTGGTATCGCCACCGATTTCTACAGTAATGCCCTGTATTCTGCTTGCCATTTATCCTCTCACCTCCCATTCTAGGCATGAAAAAAGCCCGAATTTCTCCGAGCAAAAGAAAGCACCTGCCATTTCTGACAGATGCCGTACTATAAACTATATATGTTACTTCAGCAAATCTAACAACGTATATTCGCCTTTTCTGATTTTTGAAACTTCAGTATATCTCTTGATTGCCCGCACCAGTACTTCCGGATTTTCAAAATACTCCTTAACAAAATCATAGGATTTCACACTGGACATTTTCAAATTCTCCTTGCAGAAAATACTTGGCTTTTTGCCGGACTTCTTAAACTCATTGTATTTATCCTCATTAAAGATAATCAGCATTTCTATCTCCGGTGCTGTGATAATATTGATCACATCCACTTTGCTTTCATACGCTTTACTGAGTTTAAAATTCTCTCTTCTGGAATCCAGTATTCGGATAACCGAAATCAGTTCTTTAAAACCTTTTCTCAAGTATCTGGTTTCAAAGGTCTTCCCATCCCTACAGCGAATTACACCTTCATCCAACATTTCCTCTCGCCTAAAGATTAGCAGATCATTATCCAACAACACATCAATAATTGCTGCTTCTGCAGCACCTGCGCAAATACATGCCTTGATTTTTGCTAATTCCATCGCAATCCTCCTATCTTAAATAGAATTTGCGATGCTCTTTTTCAATCGCATATAGGACTCATACATCGGTGTAGTTCCTTCTAAAAAGCCACTCTGGTATGCCTCACTTTTCTTAATATCATTTCGTTTTAATATGTTAGCAAGATTATCTACTGTAATTCCATTTCTATTGCGAATAATATGAATACTGTCATTTCTGTCATATTCATCAAGCAATTCCGGATAGTGAGTAGTGAAAATCAATGTGCCTCCATTTTTATTCAACCTTGTATACATGAAAAAGCGAATCAGTGTGGAGACAATCTCCTTGTTGAAATGATTTTCAATTTCATCCATTACCAGATATCCGCCAGATTTCAAAACCTCTTTTGCAAGTGTAAATGCAACAATACCCTTTATGGTTCCAGAAGAAAGGTAATGGTTAAGATCTATCGGATTATTTAATACAATCTCTTCTCTGCCTTTAAACTGCAAATGAATCAAAGTCTTATTTTCTGTCTTGTCAAAACACAACTTTTCCACTGTAGGATCCAAAAAAGAAATAACCTCTACTGGTATCTCGTCCGCAAATGGCAGAACATTGATATTGGTAAAGGATAACAGACTCACAATATCCATTCGCTCTTTTTGCTTTTTATTATGAGCAATGATAATACTTACATCATCTGATAAAAATTCTTCCTCTTTTCGAACTGCAACCGGCTCATAAGCAGAAAAGTCTGTCAAATTTTTTCTTGCAGTTACGGACTCCTGCGGCTTTGCCCACAAGGTTTCCTTTACTATTTTGTAGTAGGTTGGCTCCGTTTTAGTTTTCTCTGATGTAATAACCGTTTCCAGTCTGCAAATTTCCTTTGTCTCTGAATAGAAATAAGTATTGATAACCGCCTTATCCGTATCACCCAAAATTTCCTTTGTCTCGATATGGTTAAGCGGCTGATTATTCAACAAATTTAACGCCAACAAAATAACCTTAAGTACAGATGTTTTACCTGCAGCATTAATTCCAATAAATGCGTTGGAACAATTCATATATACATTCGAAAAAAGTGGATGTAATAAATCTTTGTCATCATCCGCAACCCGCTGCTGTGCGAAGAAAGATATATCTAATTCTTCCTTAAACAATGGCAAACCTTGTGCTGTAATTCTAAGAACCTTCATGATACACCTCCGGATTATTTACGTGTTTTCCGTTTTTAATCTTTCTTTACTCCTATTATATCCACTTCTCTTAAATTTATCAACGCTTTTTTCGTTTTTAATCTCGTTATTATACTTTTTTGCATTTTATATTCAATGGTTATTTACGCACTTCCCGTTTTTAACATTAAAATCTATCAAAATCCTCCTGCGTAGCCAGCTTCACATATTTACACTCATCATTTCTGCTCTCTGCATACATATCATTGATCAGGCCTATCGACAACAGTTCCAAATCTGCCATCGACAGACCTAATTGCACACATCTCAGTAAGAATAATGGTGTTGTCATTTCACGCTCTGTTGGATGAAGTTTTTTTTAGCCTCCACATCGGTTTTTACATTCAGGCCCCATAGTTCAATGAGTTGTGGTAGTACCTGATAAATAGAAAAAGTGTTGAATCCATCCAACCACTCTTCTGGTGTATCCGGAATCGCCGCATCTGCATGTTTCGCCATGACAAATGCAATATTTTCAAACATTTCCAAAGAGAACATATCCAGATTGGAACTTTCCTCTCTGTTTTTTCCCATAGATTTTTCAAGTTCCTTCAAATCTTTATAGATGTCTCTCTGGAACTTCATACGGTAAATTCTTGGAATGGCAGCAGATGCCTTAAAAGCTACCTGCTTACCATCAATCTCAATCTGCTTAATCATACTCATTACGCTACTCCTCCATCATCTGCTTCTGTTACCGTCGGCATATACACAGCCTTGTACCAGTCATTATAGACGGTTGTGTCTGTGGTATTGCCTGTCTTCGCCTTGACCAGACCACTGGACAGCGGTGTTGCTTTAATCGTAAGCGTTTCTGTCTGCACCTCTCTGGTATCCTCATTGGTCTTTCCTTCGATTCCCGGACGGGATGCCGCACAGTTATAAAGCACATGGCGGATGTGTCTCTGGTCACCATCAAATTCAAACAGTAACGCAAAGGACTCCAGCTCCACCTGTGCATTTTCAATCAGCACACCGTTGTCATCCAGTTCTTCCTTTAGGACTTCGGTGCGGAAACTTTCCGGGATCAATGCAAGTTCCAGATCACCTTCATACCCCATGTTATTGTTAATAACATAGTAGGCGATACCGTCTGCATAAAAGTTCTCCGGCTCTCCGTTTGCATCCAGAGAAATAGAAACAGAGCCAGGAATGGCTGTAGGATTTCCATAGGAAGCTGTCCCATCCTCTGCAATCGTGATCAATGCATAATGTGCATTTTTCAGATTATATTTTACCTTATTATTCTTATCTGCCATTTTACTAAACCTCCCATTCAAATGCATATAGGACTTCATAGAGTTTTTCACTCTCTATCCAAGTTTCAGATTTGTTGTAAAAGATTCCGTGTTCATCCAACACATCCTCTAACTGCTGTTCCACCGCCAAATCTTTCAAATCAGTGTATAGTTCTATATGAACCTCATTTATCTTGTAATAGACCTTTCCATCCGCTGAGAAGTTGTTGCTTCCCGGAAGCAGATAGCAGATAAATGGCGGCTCCGGTGATTCCCCTTCTGCAAAATGATGGTATGCAAAAGGAATCTGTGTCTCATTTAAAATCTGCAATAATTCTTCCATCATCTAACCTCTCAATGCTCTTTCAATCTCTTCCTGTAACTGCCGGATGCCATGCTGTTCTGCCGGTGCTATATGGGCTTTCCCTTCCACTCTTCCGCCATTTCTTTTGGCATGACCATATTCCAGAAGGTGTGCCAACTGATATCTGTTCCTGGAGTGAACTACCATAGTCAGTGTCTGTGATGTTTCCCTAACTTTTTGGGCAGTCCAGCTCTTTGCATATTTTCCTGTATCAGCAGGAGCATTTGCCCTGATGTCCTTACGAACTGTGGCACTGGCATGTTTCACAGCTTCCTTCATATCCTCCGTGGCAAGTTCCGCATATTCATTCAGCCCCTGCATAATCACATCCGCCATATCATTGATATTTACTGTAGATGCCATTCCTTACCGCCTCACTTTCTCACATCGAAATTTCAAAGATTTCTTTTTGTAATTCATGTGATCCACGGAAAGAATATTGTAAATCTCCCCTCGGAATAAAATGCGGAATTCAGTGGACACGATGTCCACAAGTCTGTCACAATATCTGACAGAAAAAGTGATAGTCGCTCCATCTGCTGTCTGTCCGGCTTCCAGTTTCTCATTTCCACCTTCTCCACCAATGGTGGCAAAGCAGGAATAATAATCTTCCCAGGCATTCTTACGATTACCAATACCGTCGGATCGAACCACTGATTTCTGGATCACAATCTTTTCATTCAATAAAGCAATCTTCATCAGAATCCCTCCTTCCTGCACCCAAAGAGTAAAGAACGGAGTGATAAAGTCAATGCATGATGGTCTGCCTCTTCCCTGTGTTCATACAGATAGGCAACTGCATACATTACTGCAATTCTGGCACAAGACTCTTCTTCAAAACTATCCTCATCCGTAATCCTTGCCACATCCATGCACAAAGTCTGGGCAGATTCCATGATATTACGAAGCAGAACATCATCATCTTCATAATCCACACGAAGATATTTCTTCATCTCATCTAATGTAATTACCACTTCTCCACCTCCAAAGATACGAGGTGTCAGCAATTACACTGACACCCCAGAATCCATTATTTCTTACGCACCCATCTTCAAAATCTGGACCGCTTCAGCAAGCACTAATTTACCGTCTACACGCTCCTTAGCCACAAAGCCGACCATACCGTTTCCGGCAAAGAGTTCCTTCAGTTCTGCAAAAGAACGAACACCTCTGTCACCAATGTTGTAGTAGCTGAAATCACCAAATGCAATGACAGGTTTTCCTGCAGCAATGGTAGGAACATAGGCAGAAGTCATCACTTCATAACCAAAGAGTCTGTCCGGCTCTCCTGCCTGCAGGGAAGGCTGCCATAAATACTGACCATTTTCATCTTTCAGCTTACGCAGTGCCGCAATGGTCGCATCATTCATAATGAATTTTGCTTTCTTACGGTAAGGACGCTTCAATGCATATACAAGATTGATGATTTCGTCCGCTGTGATCTCCGTTGCGCTTGCAGCAGTCACACCAATTTCTCCGCCGCCCTGCTCTGAAAAAATACCAAGAGGCTTGCCTGTACCGTCGCCATTAAGGAATGCATCTTCTTCTGCATTTGCCAGTGCTCTGGAGAACGCACGAATCAGATAGTTCTCAAGACCAAATGCATTGTCATACAGAAGTTCCTCCGTAACCTTTACAGCCACATGGAGCTTATGGGCATCCAGATTGATCTGATCGAATTTTGCATCGCCAAAGGTAAGTGCCTCACCCTCATCAATCCATGCTGCAGCAGGCTTAGAACCCGCAATGTTAATCTTACGCTCGCCACTGGTTGTAATGGTTGTACCAAGTCTACGGAAGATATTTTCCTCTTCCAGACCTTCAATCAATCTGGAATCATATTCTTCCGGTACCAAGTAGCCACCGTCAGTGTCGATACCCTCAGAAAGCACGTTTCTGATATTACGGAAATTGTTACGGATTGCATGAAGCATTGCATCCTTATACTCATCAGAAGCACGTCCTGTCTTCTTTTCAGGAGCCTTACCGCCATTCATAGGCTTCCCGGTAATCGGAGTGTTCACAGGCTTATTCAGCTCTGCTTCCATAGCCTCCATCTCTTCCATTCTTGCAATCTCAGCAGAATAATTCTGAACCTTCTGCTCCATTTCCGCGTAAGTGACCGCATCCTCTGCGGATAACAGACCATCCTTGTCACGCTTAGTTTCCACGAAAGCCTTTGCAGCTTCCCATGCTTTGTTTCTCTTCTCTCTTAATTCTAAAATAGTCATTGTAGATTACCTCCAATTTTTCATTAAATTAAGCCGACTCATCAGCGAATCGGCTTTGACTTTGTTATCGTTTTCAGTTTCATTTTTCTGCTGGATTCTGCACTTCTCGGCAATCTTATCCATTAAGGAATTAACTACCGCAGTTTTTGAATACAGCATGGAAATCTGCGGCACTTCCAAATCCACAGCACTATTTCTCTTGATGATCTCATCTGCAAATCCAAGTTCAATGGCCTTGTTTGCATCCATCCAAGTTTCTGCATCCATCAAATGAGACAGTCTGGTTCTGGACAATCCGGTTTTCAGTTCATAAGCATTGATGATGGAATCCTTAACCCCGGCAAGCATATCAATGGCTTTCTGCATCTCCCCGGAATCCCCAAAAGCAATGGTCATCGGATTATGGATCATCATCATGGATACCGGAGACATCAGCACTTTATCCCCGGCCATTGCAATAACCGAGGCGGCACTTGCGGCAATCCCATCAATCTTGACCGTGACATTCCCATCATACTCACGGAGCATGTTATAAATCTGTGCTGCTGCCACACAATCTCCACCAGGCGAATTGATCCAGACTGTGATATCCCCACTTCCGTCCATCAATTCTTCCTTGAACATCTGCGGTGTCACGTCATCATCAAACCAGCTATCCTCTGCGATGGTGCCGTTTAGGAACAATGTTCTCTCCACCATTTCCATCTGTGTTTCCTGATTCAGAATCGTCTGGTTCTTCCACTTCCAAAACCTCTTCATCCTGTGTTTCCCCCTTTCCCGCAAATATTCCTGCGTCTTTTAACTTGGTCATATTCCCATTGATAAGGTACAAATCTCCACCTTCCTCTTCCGGAATACGGTCAAGATTTTCAAGTTCCCTGATATCGTTGGCACTCATCCAACCGTTCTGTCTGCCAATGGCATACCCATTCATGCGGCTCTGATAATCGCCACGGAGCAACCCGTCCACATTGAACTTGACAAAGTATTGTGTTTTTTCATCTGCAGAAAATAAGGAACGGACAATGGCCTGTTCCCACCTAGCAACCCAAGGGTCTAAGGTGTATTTCACGAACTCCAAAGACTGTTGCTCTATATTAGAAAAGCTCGCCTTCTCCAAATCCCCGACCATATGCGGAGGGACTCGGAAAATTCGAGCTATCTCATTTATCTGAAATTTTCTTGTTTCCAAAAACTGTGCCTGTTCGGGACTAATGGAAATCGGTGTGTACTTCATCCCCTCTTCCAAAACAGCCACCTTATTGGCATTGGAACTTCCTCCAAAGGCAGATGTCCAACTGTCCCTAACTCTCTGTGGGTCCTTCACGGTTCCCGGATGCTCCAGAATACCGCCCGGTGTGGCACCATTTGCAAAGAATTTGGCTCCATACTCTTCACAGGCAATCGCCATACCGATGGCATTCTTCGCCATTGCAATCGGAGAATAGCCAACCAAGCCATCAAACCCAAGACCAGGAATGTGAAGCACATCCGAAGGTTTCAGATTTACCATACTTCCTTTCATGTTAGGAACATCATCCTTACTGGTATTATACTGATAATAAAGCTGACCTTTATCATCCCTGTCCACCGTCATTCGGTTCGGCATCAGCGGATACAAGGCAATAATTTCTCCCTTACCATTTCGGATAATCTGGGCATATGCATTACCCCACAGGAGCAGATGCGTCATCAATGTCTCCCGAAACACAAAAGAAGTCATCTCTGGATTCGGCTCATCATGGAGCAAAAAATAAAGCGGATGTTTTACCGCCTTTTCCTTACCACCATCTCCATTGTATTTGTACACATGAAGTGGAAGACTTGCTACCGCCTCTGACAAGATACGCATACACGAATACACCGCTGTCATCTGCATGGCAGAACGCTCATTGACGTTCTTTCCACTGGAACTGCCACCGATAAAGAATCGGTATGCACTGCCGGATGTTGCGTTCTGTGGCTTGTCTCTTGATTTGAAAATCCCTGATAAAATTCCCATAAAAATCACTCCCTTGGTTTTACTGCTAAATTTTGATATAGCAAAAGAGCCGGTTTTCTCGACTCTTCCGCTTAAAAATTGGGGGACAAATTCAGGACCAAGTAACACGATTTGTTCCCCAATTCTACATAATAAAAGGACCCTGCATTTCTACACGATCCTTACAAACATTCTATGTACTAAATCCAGTCTTTTCTATCTTTATCCCACTGCTGATTAAACTCTTTATTCTGCTCTATTGTCCTTTCCAATCCATAGGTCACTAATTCATCCTGCATCGTTCTTCCATCTTCTTTAGCTTGATTTTTCAATCTATCCTTTACTGATATTGCGCTTATCATACAAGTACCTCCAGATACGTTTTCATAATTTCTCCGCATTTCAACATTTCAGCATAACGCAGCAGTCTGTTAAGATTTCTATCCTTTCGTCTAAGATAATTCACAAGAATCCCTTTTGTTTCCTCGATCCCTATCTTTTCACGAAAGAAAACTATATCTACAACTGTTTTTTCGATATCATAAATCTTAAACTGATTCTTGCCTTCCTGTACTGTTTCAACTCCTATTTCAAATCGGTCATCTGCATAATAATACACAGACAATGCCGGCCAATCTGGCATAGTAGAAATCTTCGATTTTCTCTGAATAGCCACATCTATAGAATCTGGCCTATAAGTTGTCAGATTATAATAAGATGCTGCACTCATAAGACAAACCACACCTTGAGGAGCATATGCTGGAACATAGTAGAGATCCGATTCTTCACCCTGATAACCTGTATTCTCATAATATTTCTTATTCAGTTTTAGCAGTGTCCCTTCTTCAACCAGTCGATTAATTTTGTAATGGGAAAAACCTGCTGTTCTTAGTTCGTTGACTGAGAAAATCATTTGATCTTCGGGCAGTCTAAGCTCATTATCCATTCTTATCACCTCAATTGAAGCATATCCATTTTTCTAAAATATATTTTAAATGTTTTTCGGCAATTATTCTCTTTTGCCGAATTTCATTAAAATTATACTTCTGAACAACAGATATGTCAATCATGAAGTGACATATTCCTGATCAGATAAATAAAATACCTCTTTCATCATAAACAGATGCTGTGACATCATTTCCACATCTTATCGCTCTATCCAGTCCCATAATCGTCGCAATCGCTCCATCAATCTTCTCTGTAGATTTTTCCTTATCTGCTTTAATGTTGCCCGCCGGATCTGTTCGGATGAAAATGTTGTCCATCATCCAACGAAGCACCGGATTTCCTCCATGAGCCAACTTTTTCTCCAAGGTCAATTTCATAAGTTCCTTGGTCGGTGGTGACATATCTTTGAATCCCTGTCCAAACGGAACTACTGTAAATCCCATTCCTTCCAGATTCTGCACCATCTGTACAGCACCCCAACGGTCAAATGCAATTTCACGAATGTTGAAACGTTCGCCCAACCTCTCTATGAATTTTTCAATAAATCCATAATGAACAACATTACCCTCTGTGGTCATAAGCTTCCCTTGTTTCTCCCAGACATCATATGGAACATGGTCTCTTCGAACTCGCAGTTCCAAAGTATCTTCCGGAATCCAGAAGTAGGGAAGAATGGCAAACCTATCGTCCTCATCCATTGGTGGAAACACCAATACAAAAGCCGTGATGTCCGTGGTGGATGATAAGTCCAAACCACCGTAACATACACGGCCTTCCAAATCTTCTTCATTTACATGAAAACTACATGCATCCCATTTTTCCATTGGCATCCACCGGACTGCCTGTTTTACCCATTGATTCAATCGAAGCTGCCTGAATGCATTCTCTTCTCCCGGATTCTGTTTTGCAGAATCACAGGCTGCTTGAACCTTATCAATACTAACCGTAATTCCCAGAGACGGATTTGCTTTCTTCCATACTTTGGGATCTGTCCAGTCATCATTCTCATCTGCACCGTAAATCACGGGATAGAATGTCGGGTCTATCTTTCTCCCCTCAATGATATCCTTTGCTTTCTGATGTGTTTCGTAACAGATACTGTTTGTGTCAGTTCCCGCTGTTGTAATCAGAAAGTATAATGGTTGTGTTCTGGCATCTCCGGAACCTTTGGTCATAACATCAAACAGTTTTCTGTTCGGCTGTGTGTGTAACTCATCAAACACAACTCCATGAATGTTAAAACCATGCTTAGAATAAGCTTCCGCCGACAACACCTGATAAAAGCTATTTGTCGGCTGATACACAATCCTCTTCTGGGAAGCTAGAATCTTCACTCTTTTATTCAATGCCGGACACATACGCACCATGTCAGCGGCAACCTCAAATACGATAGAAGCCTGCTGCCTGTCTGCAGCACATCCATAAACCTCTGCTCTCTCTTCCCCATCTCCACAGGTAAGGAGAAGTGCAACCGCTGCCGCCAGTTCTGATTTTCCCATCTTCTTAGGAATCTCTATATAGGCAGTGTTGAACTGCCTGTATCCGTTTGGCTTAATTGTACCAAACACATCCCTGATAATCTGCTCCTGCCAATCAATCAGTTCAAATGGCTTGCCAGCCCATGTGCCTTTTGTATGACACAGACATTCAATAAAGGAAACTGCATAGTCCGCCAGTTCCTTGTTATAAACGGAATCCTTCGCCTTGAATTTGGTCGGCTTGTACTTCTTTAATTTTCTCAAATGATCACCTCCAAGGCATAAAAAATGACCTGCCATCTGGCAAGCCGTACTATTTCTTCTACGAGAGAAAGAGCCATCGGCTCAATCTCAATGCTATTTAAATTTACTTATTTTCCCCATTCTTAAATGCAGAGGACCCAGTAAGATTTTTAAGCAAAATCTTCCGCTCCACTTTGTACTCTTCTCCGATGAAGCCAAGTCGGAGAAGAAAACACCGGAATGCATATTTTTCGTTCTCCACTTCTCTTTCCTGTACGCTGATCCGCTTTTGATTACATGCCATCTCACAGAGTGCGTGGACAAAATGTAGATACGCATTAGCTGCATCCGCATCCTCTATCATCTTTTTGAACCAAGGAAATGTAACTCTATCTTCCGTCTTTTCAATTGGAAGCTCATCAATTCCCAAGGCCTTTTTTATCAATGTTCCCTTTGCTGCTATCAGTTTTTCCAGTCTTGCAAGTGCCTCCTCTGTAAAATAACCTGCTGGCATGGATACCGTAAGTCCTATCTCGTTTGATTGAAGATTATTTTCTGGCTCTATCAAAGATGCTTCCGGCTGTTCTTCGACTGCTGCAACCATATTACCTGGAACTGTACCAGTGTACCCCTTATCTGCAAGATTTGTTAGAAGCTTTCCCAGTTCAGCATCTTCTGCTTCATTCTCACAAGTGAGTGTACCCACTCTGTCTACTGTGAAGCAGCCAATTTGATATGCACAACTCGGAACTCCCTTATATCTCGGCTTTTCTCCAGTGATTTCTGCAATCGCTGTCACCAGTTCTTTTCTCTCATTTCCTGTTACATTAAATATTACTTCCATATGCTATGTACCTCCTTCGTTTTGGTAGTACACATATTCGCTCTAAAGGAGCAAAATAGCAAGCAATATCCTTCTGAATACTCTACAAATTATCTTTGTATAAACTGTACATATTTTTATTCCAAATTATTCTTCCTGCTCCATAAAGACTTCATCATAACGATAAGTCAATCCGTCTCGCTGAACCACCACATGCTCAGAGCTGCCGACCTGCTCAATATATCTTTTTACAATGACATCACAAAATTTCTCATCCAGTTCCACCATCCTGCAAACACGATTCGTCTGCTCACAGGCAATCAATGTAGAACCACTTCCACCAAATAAATCCAACACAATACAATTGCTCATACTGGAATTCATAATCGGATATGCAATGAGGGGTATCGGCTTCATGGTAGGATGATCACCGTTCTTCTTCGGCTTATCGAATTCCCAAATGGTAGATTCCTTTCTGCCCGTATACCACTGATGTTTTCCTTTCTTCTTCCAACCGAACAAGACCGGCTCGTGTTGCCACTGATATGGGCTTCTACCAAGAACAAGAGACTGCTTCTTCCAGATGCAGGTACCGGAAAGATAAAATCCAGCATCCACAAAGGCTTTACGGAAATTCAGTCCTTCCGTATCTGCATGGAACACATAAATGCTTGCATCTTCTGCCATAGCCTGTTCTGCATTCTGAAATGCCGCAAGCAGGAATTCATAAAAAGCAGTATTCTCCATATTGTCATTTTTGATTTTTCCGGCAGAGCCTTCATAATTAACATTGTATGGAGGATCTGTTACCACAAGGTTTGCCTTCTTTCCGCACATTAGAAGCTCTAAGGTTTCTGCTTTCGTGCTGTCACCGCAAATCAGTCGGTGATTTCCCAATGTCCAGATATCTCCAGATTTCGTAATGGTCGGCTTCTTTAATTCCTCCTCCACATCAAAGTCATCATCCTTCACTCCATCTTTGATGTCATCTTTAAATAAGGCATCGATTTCAGCCGGCTCAAAACCAGTGAGGGAAACATCCAAATCACTTCCCTGTAAATCTGTAATGAGCAATGCCAGCTTATCAGTATCCCAATCACCACTAATTTTATTCAGCGCAATATTCAGTGCTTTCTCTTTTTCTTCGGACACCTCAATGATCACACAATCAATTTCTGTCATGCCCATTTCCTGCAAAACCTTCAATCGCTGATGTCCGCCAACAACACGTCCCGTAGTCTGATTCCAGATTACCGGTTCTACATATCCAAATTCTGTAATAGAGCGTTTCAATTTTTCATACTCAGCATCTCCCGGCTTTAAATCTTTGCGCGGGTTATACTCTGCTGGCAGAAGATCTGCCACATTCTTTTTCTTAATCAGCATATTTCTTACCTCTCCCCAATAATCGTGTAAGTCCTTTATCTGCAGCCATCACATTTCCTGCCAGTGCCTGACCTTTCAGCGTTCGGTACTGCTGCAGCGTCAGCTTTTCTTTCGAATCCTTTAATTTCTTCATAAAAATATTCAATTCCATATCACAGTTCCTTTCTGGTTCGGAGCAAACGTTCCATCACATCATCCTGTGGTGTACTTCCCTGCCATTCCACAGAACAATTTTCTTTCACCACTTGGAAAATCTGATACCATACCTGATTCACCTGTTTCATGTATGTCTGGCTCATCGCCACATATGGACTTGCAATTGCATTTCCCGTAGTCGGATGCTTTGCTAAAAATCCATACTCAGAAATACATTGCTCACACTGAATCCATCTGGAAACGCTCATAGCATATTGCTCAATAAGCTGTTGATTTACTAATCTTTCACAGCCTCGTTCTTTCAGCCAGAGCCATGTTTCTTTATATACTTCCTCTGCACACAGGTCTTTTCCCATCTTCTGCTTTGCTTTCAGATATTCCTTGATCGGCGGAACATCTGCACCTTCAAATGTGGTCGGTGTTGGCAGTTCAATTACCTGTGCAGCATTTCCATCTTTTATCTTATCTACCAGAGCCTTCGATTTTCTGCCGGAGCCAACTCTGGCACCGCCTCGGTTCGTACCATCTTTCGCCATTTTATACACCATCCTTTCCGTTAGGGGTTAATACCCTGTTTGATTTCTGCTTTTTGCGCGTGTGACCCCCGCCCCGTTTCCCTAAGGCTTAAGTTGTAGAGATTTGACCACCCCTACCGGTTGTGCCAACGGTCACCGTTTTCAGCATGGACTCTTGCATGGCAGGACTTACAAAGAGCAATCAGATTGCTTCGTTCATGAGTTCCACCTTTTGATAGCGGAATCTTATGATGTACTTCCTCCGTCTCCACAAGAATTCCTTTTCCATAACAGATTTCACAAAAAGGATGTTCGCTTACAAATTTGTCTCGGATACGTTTCCAAGCTCTGCCGTATCTACGGCGTACAGCAGGATCTCTGTCGTACTTCTCGTAGCGTTTATTCTCTTCCTTCTCGTGCTTTTCACAAAACCTTCTGTCAGTTAGCTCAGGACATCCTGGATAACTGCACGGTCTTTTCGGTTTTCTTGGCATGTCTCATTCACCTCCCTGTTTCACTGCATAAGAAAAGCCCTGCAGAAATTTTTTTGAACTTCCACAAGGCATTGCTTTATTATACATTTTGCTGATTTTACTATATCACATAGTGGAGATGGACATTTTAGGACAAATGTGGACATTTCGGGCGTTTTATATTTGAATCGGATTTTCCGGAAGTTCCACATGGGTCAGTGCTTTTCCGTGCCATCTTCTCACAGTGCGAGAGTCCGCTCCCAGTTCATCTCCTATCCGCTCCCATGTATAATTGTGAATGTATCGGTAACGAAGAACCATTCGCTCATCTGTATTACCAACAGTATCAATTACATTCCTGATTTCATTTTTAAGATCAACCAGCATATCAATCTCTGCATTTATCTTTTCTTCCTGCTCATAGATTCTTTCCAGACACTTTACAAAAGGTGCATCAGTGCTGCGGTTTGTCTGAACCTTATCTCCCATTGTGGGAGCAGAAATACTTACAGACATCTCTCGCAGTCTTCCCAATTCTTCAATGTCAGAATCTATCCTATGATCAAGGCGATACGCCTGTTTTAAATATTCTTTCGCCGTCATCTGCCATCCTCCTCATAAAGTTTTCGGAGAACCACTTCTCCATCCACATCTGTCAGTGTCGTAAACCAAGCGGAACGAAAGAAGCTTTCACAACTTTCCAATTCAATCCTTGCACTTTCGTTTTGGGACTTTCTTTTCAGCTTTCTTCGTGCAGCTCTCCAGTCCTTTACTGCCTGCAGGATGATGGCGTTGGCCAGTTTCTCATAAGCATCCATTATGCACTCACCCCCAGCTTTGCCTTTACCGCATTGATCAGAGCATTCTGGGTTCTTTCTTTTCTTGCAAGTGCTGCCATTACATCTTCATCAATGGTACCTTTGGCAATAATGTGATGAATTACTACCGTATCCGTTTGTCCCTGTCTGTGAAGTCTAGCATTGCACTGCTGATAAAGTTCTAAAGACCAGGTAAGTCCAAACCATATCAAAGTAGAACCTCCTGCCTGAAGATTTATTCCATGACCGGCAGATGCAGGATGAATTACCGCAACAGGGATCTTGCCTGTATTCCAATCCACAATATCCTTCGATGTTTTAATCTCACGAACAGAAAATCGTGCTTTTATTCTCGCAAGGTCATGCTGAAACCAATAAGCAACAAGCACCGGTTTTCCGTTTGCACTTTCAATCAGATCCTCCAGTGCATCCAGTTTCCTGTCGTGAATTGGCCATGCTCTTTTTTCTTCATCGTAGATGCAGCCATTAGCCATCTGCAGAAGTTTCCCGGAAAGAACTGCAGCATTGGCAGCATCTATCTCTTCCTCCCTAACCTTGGCCACCATATCTTCACGAAAGGTTTCATAGATTTGAATTTCCTTCGCATTCATAAAAACAGGAACTTCATTCATTACACATTCCGGAAGTGTCAGATAATCACAGGACTTCATACTGATTGTGATGTCCGATATTCTTTTATAAATCAGTTCTTCCGCACCCGGCGCAGGTTTGTAAGTAAAAATACGTTCACCATTTCTCTTGTCCGGAAGAAAGAACGCATTGCGGTAGTGAGTAATGTACCTGCCAAGTCTTTTTCCAAAATCAAGAATACGAAACTGCGCCCATAGATCCATAAGGCCATTACTGGAAGGAGTGCCGGTCAAACCAACTATTCTTTTTATAAAAGGTCTTACTTTCAGAAGACTCTTAAATCGTTTGGACTGGTGGCTCTTAAAGGAAGAAAGCTCATCAATCACCACCATATCGAAGTGAAAAGGAATATCGCTTTTATTCACAAGCCAATCTACATTTTCACGATTGATGATATAAATTTCTGCTTCTGCCATTAGTGCTGTTTTTCTTTCTGCTTCTGTTCCAACTACTACGGAGTATCGCAAATTCTTCAGGTGATCCCATTTCTTCAGTTCTGCAGGCCAAGTATCCCTTGCCACTCTCAGCGGTGCGATCACTAAAACTTTGGATACTTCAAAGCTGTCAAAAATAAGGTCATTAAGTGCAGTCAGGGTAATCGCTGTCTTACCATTAACCCAAGCCCATATCCAAAAAGACTGCAGCTATCTCATTGTTCTTTATAAAATCAATTGCATACTGCTGATAATCATGTGGTACGAACTTCATCTGGCATCACCTCCAATCTCTTTCAGCACACCATCAATCTGTGAAACATCATCTACGCAGTAAACCGGAAAGCCGAGTTTTTCCAACTGTTTTTTTCGTCTTACCTGCAGTGGCCGCATCCTTTCTCCGGGTGCCTTTAATTCCACAAAAGCTATCTTACCAATTGGAAACAGTACGATTCGATCAGGCATACCATCTAAGCCCGGACTTACAAACTTTGGTGCGAAACCGCCTTTTTTCTTGACTGCCTCCACAAATTTTCTTTCTATAAATCGTTCTCTCATATCTTTCATTGACACAAGAAACACATCTTCACAACTATTTCCTATATATCTTACGCGTGTATGCGGGCACAAATCTTTTCTATATAGAAATAAATTCGATTTTGAATATAAGGGAAATAGTTGTGTTGTGACGCATTCTTGTGTTCCTAACCTCCAAATTTGTAAAGTCGCTGCCTGCCATAAATCGGCTGACGCTTGATCACAGCAGTTCGTTCCCAACCATCAATCTGACTCATGAGTGCTGCAATGCTGTAGCTGTCTGTCGGCTTTAACTCCTGCAAAGACTTGCCAAAACACTCACACCAGATTTCAGCATTGCTGACCTCTGTACGAAGCTCTTTAGCTTCATGGGCTGGCGAACCAAATTCACTGCCATTTAGGTAATTTCTTCTTTGGAACAGATCCATACTATCCCAATCGTCTGGAATCATAGTATTCAGATATTCCTCCACCATACCCACACGCTCGTCCACTTCCATGGCAGACTGCTGCATCTTTTCTGCTTCTGCAAGAACATCCCCTTCTAAGTACAGCTTCTCTCCAGACTTCCAGATTTCTTTGGCTTCTGCCCAAAACTGTGCACGAAACTCCGGCGTAAAATTCCAGGTCTTTTTCTGCTTCTTCTGATGGAGCTTGATAATCCAAAAACGGCGATTTCCTGTGATATCACGCAGATATCCTCGCTCCCCGTTAACCGTTGCAATAATAATGCACTGGCGTGGGTGCGATTCCACCACTCGTCCGTAGGATGGTCGGTACTTGTCATCGCAGGTGGAAAGAAATGCTTTCACCTTTTCAATGTCCGCTTTTTTTCATTCCAGCAAGTTCACCAATTTCCACCGCCCAGAATCCCTGCAGTTTTTCTGCACCGGACTTATCATCCATATCCGTAAGAGACAAAGTTTCCGAATAATATTCCGGAGATACCAAATCCTTTACTATCGTGGACTTACCGATTCCCTGATCACCATCAAGAACCGGAACGCAGTCAAACTTGATTCCCGGTACATAGATTCTTGCAACTGCTGCCGCAAAAGTCTTTCTGGTAACCGTTCGGACATACTCTGTATCCTCTGCCTGCAGATATTTAATGAACAAATCTTCCACTCTCTTCACGCCATCCCACTCTGGAAGACTGTTTAAGTAGTCACGAACCGGATGGAAATGTCTGTCATCTGCCGCTTTTGTAAATGCAACATCATGGTTTCGGCTGGAAAATGCCAAATATCGGATATCAATGATAGACTTTAGCTGGGCTGTGTCTGCATCTCGCCAGAAAGAGTTTCCTTCCGGACGCTCCCATGGAAGCGGACCTGTAATTTGGATACGATTTGCTAGCTCATTAAAAGCAAAGTTCTGAAAATCCGGATCATTATTAAGGATAAGATTCAAATTGTAAACGCTGTTCTCCAAAAGCCCCGTTCTTGGCTGATACTTAAGCTTTGTCATCCAGTCACTGTCGGAATCCGCAAAGTCCATCTCAGCCTGCAATAATTTTTCTTCCATTGCCAGACGTTTCACCTCGTCATCCTCCATTGCCAGTTCGCACATAGCATGAAAGGATTTCTTACTGTCATCGTCCCCAAACTTATGGACACGAACCAAGTCAAAGGCATTACAAAGTTTCAGATAAGCAGGATCCTTTGCATGATGGGAGTATGCAAACTTGCCTTCCTCAATAATTTCCACACCTGCCATACTGGAAGACTGAATGTAATGGTATCTGTTTTCGTTATCCGTTGGTTCATATACATCAGAAAGAAACTTCTCAATGGCTCGATTAATTGGGAAATAAGTACGGTTGAATAATCCCACTGTGCCATCCTTGCTAAGTGGATCTTTCACTTCCGCTGTTCGCGTCGTATTGGCACGGCTTTCCCTGGAAGATGTAGGAAGTCTAGTCGGATCTGTCCATTCCGGATGGGCAGACAAAATATCATCCGGATTCATCCACTCTTTCTCCACATCCTTAAACACATACACTCCGTTTGATGGTGTGGATGGCCAGTACATTAACTGATTCGGCTGATAGGAACATTCATCGAAATAATCAATACCAAGCATCTGTGCAAGATATCTGGAAACAGCAACAAACTCCTCCGGTGTCACATCACGAGTCAGTGGATACAGCAAACGCACTCTTGGATTTTCTTCTGTGCTGCTGTGTGTGGTATAAAGCAGAGAGGTATATGGTGCAATCGATTCATAGTTTTCTAAAAATGTTTTGTCAATTCTGTCACCATCCAGAGCAACCATGGAACGAAACTCCACAGTATCGATTTTTCTTCTGCCGCCTTTCAAAGCTCCTGCGACAAAACCACCATGGTCTTTCACTGTGTCACGCTTGGATTTATTGAACTTTGCATATTCTTCGACAGATTCCGGTGTGCGAATCGTTACTTTCAGGCGTTCCTTCAATTCCTCAAAGGTAATCGTTTTATTCGTCCAGGTCTTTGCCTGTCGGTTATTCCCATATGCGATTGCCAGTGTTCTCATAAGCATTCCACCTCCGTAAAATCATTTGTAAAATAGCGCACTATCTGTCTGCGTCGCTGCGCCTTCTCAATTTCAGCACTCATACCCGCAGTAATGCGTTCTGACAGAACCCACACCTCCTGGCATTTCCCCATTAGAACCAAATCCATATGAAGTGCCAATTCACGTTCCTGTTTGCTTTCATCATTCATAAATGGAAACAACAGATGCGGCGTAACCGGAATGCAGCCATTCTGGTATGCATACTCCGCAAATGCTGTAGCCTTCTTTTTATTTGCTTCAATCTCTCCTGAAAACGGAGCACAAATATAAACCAACGGACGAAAACCAGCTCTTGCTTTCATCTCACGTTCTATATTTGTAATCGCCTGATATGGAACTACATCCATATAGCCTTCTACATTTCGAATCCCCATATCTATCCCTCCAATCCAATGCGTATTAGTTGTGCAGAAATAAACTCTGCCTTTTTCTCTTTTTGTAATTCCATGTGAACTACCTCCCAAATCCTTATTAGAGGCATTGCCTCCTACCAGGTAGCCACAGGAGGCAATACAAAAGGATGTTTTAGAAAACTTTTTTGAAATTATTGATCACTCTGCGATATCTGTGAGAAACATTGTTTGGAGAATCGCCAATCAGGTCGGCATACTCTGCCACAGTCATACCATCTAAAATGATTGCAATCAGCATATCTGCCTGTGCCGGTTTCACTGCTGCACGGATTCTGTCGCAGCAAGCCTCATAGTCATACTGCTTGTCCTTTTCCAGTTCCTGTCGACAAAAAATTCGAGGATCTTTTACCTCTGACATAAGTGGTTCTGAGCAGTCCACTTCGTCAGTTTCCTCGTCCGGAACTGCTTTGCTGTATCCACGGTGACGATTGAACTTGTGCCAGTTGTTGTAATCGTCCTTATTGAACTGCTCATTCCATTCCTTCTGAATCAGTTCTTCACGTTCTGCTTGGGAAAGTCCTTCACCTTCAAGGGACAGACTGACCCACATTTCTTCGGTTGCCTTTGCATCCAGCTCGATAATCTGGACTTCGTTTTCGTAACGGATTTTTAATTTCATAATGTTGCCCTTTCCGCCTTGGCTACTGCCATTTGGCGAGGACAACCCACTCCGTTAAAACGTAAAAAGCGCACGACAATAAAGCGGGGAAACATACAACCTAATAGGAACTCTCCGGTTCCTGTAAAAAGCTGTATGCATATCCTCGCCAAACGTCGCGCGCCGTAAGGCATTTGAATATAATGTTGTAAATGTACCTGCAGTTTAGGGTCATGCGGGACCATATATGAGAACTGCTAAAACAGGTGTCTCCTCATTGCACAGTCGAATAAAAAGACTGGATTTTAACCTCTAATCTCCACTTCTCTTTTAAAAAAGAAAAACAACGGGATTTTGCAAACCCATAAACAGAAAAAGCCGGAGTCAAACTCCAACTACGCATAGTAAATTTTTCTACTACACATATTGGAATATGACTCCGGCGGTCGGTAACTCAGTATATCGGATCCGGTTGCTCGGTAGCTCAATCTAATATTATCTTTTTTCTAAATATTCTCTTATCTGGCGTTCTACCTCAATTTCTCCAACGTAAACAGCTCCCCGAATATTCTGCATATAAAATCCAAGTATACGACCTGTTTCGTCAGCTTCAACATCAAAAACTCGTCTCGACTTTACAATATCCTGATTATAAATTGGTATTCTATAAATCATTTTCTTCTATCTCCTCTTCACAAATATGCATAAGATCAATGCAAATATTATCTCTAAAATTTGAAAGGTATACAACTGAAGGCTGGGAAATGATTGCCAGTTCTATCTTTTCTCTTTCAGCGGAATTACATTCAAGAGTTTTTTTTGCTTCTCGAACTCCCTCTTTAACTTCTTCATCAAAGAAACGTACATAATATAATTTTTTATCATCATCATCTTGCATAAAGCTTGCTTCTTTGTAGTTATTCAAATATTCTAATTCCGAAGGTAATCCTGTTAAAGTATCTGACCACTTATAAAATGCGGAAGTATATCCTCTTTTGGGTGTATCAGTTAATGCAGGAATTCTCCACTCATTTCCACATTTTTTAGCTGTACGAATCTTTCCCCTTCGAATCCATTGTCGTACAGTAACAACTTCAACACCATGTAATGATGCAAACTCTTCCACGGTTAAAAGACTTGTTGGGACTGTGTATATAATATACATCTGATCCATATTAAGAAATTGATGTTCTTCTGGATATCCATCATATACATCGTAATGCAAAAGTTGTAGTTCTGCACCTGCATACGTAACTCCCCAATCATAACACCATCCATCGTCTAATTTTTCCATAAAAACAAGTGTCTTTATAGCTTCTTTAAACTTATCCAAAAGTTTTTTTAAAGTTGTATAATATGCATAAGAATGATCAGGATCTGTCTCTGCATGTTTTAAAATCTTTCCGATAGTTTCGTCTATATCCAAAAGTATATCTTCCTTACACATTGAATGACAGCTTCTAAATGCTTCATATTTGTTCATTTTATATCCCTTTCTTTGTATTGGATCTTGTTAATTGTATTGCATCAATACAATTATATATTGTCAAGTGTTTTGTATCGTTGCAATACATTTTTCAAAAAAGACCTAACGAAAATACAGGTGCCTCTTGCACCTATATTTCGTCAGGCCCTGCTCACTACTTATTGTGTGGCGATTCGCTCAGTACGAATTTTCTTATGATGAAAGCTGACTGCAATCACACCTCGACAGACGGGACATTTAATCTTTATGATTCCTTCTGTATCAGGATCAGCATCAAACAGTCTTTTATTTTTACAACATGGACAAGCTACATGTATTTCATTCCTCATGGCTCCACCCTCCAATCAATGTCTATAATTATATGGAGAGCTAAATCTTCGTTTCTCTTCAACACTTGCCACCATTTTCTTTTCAGCTTCTTCTCTTAAAAGAAAAATTCGACTTTGTCTCAACTGGATTGCACTGCCATTCAAAAATCGTAACGTGTAAAAATCTCCTCTTCTTGCTGCAACTGTCATTTCTGTGATAGCTCGATTACTTTCAATAATAAATACGTGTAAACCAACATCCGGTCTTTCTTGCATTTTCAACGCCTCCTATTTTAAGAGGCCAGTTAAAAGGGAAAGTCAAACTGACCATACACTGAATATTACTGTTGCTGTTTAACATTGTTCCTAATGTAGCGATACAATCATTATATCGAACGCATGTTCTATTTGTCAATATTTTTCATTCTAATACATAGTTCTCATTTTCATACTATCAGAAGTTAATCGCATCAAATACTTTGTCGATTTATCACCTTTACAATTTACTATTTAAAATACAAATAATGGCATTTGCAACATCTCTTGCTTCTTCAACCTGGTTATCCCTGCCAAAGCTGACACGAATTGTACCCTCTGCATACTCATTAGGTACACCAATAGCTTGAATTACATGCGAAACCTGAGGATTCACAGAGTCACATGCTGAACCGGTAGAAGTCGCAATCCCCTTCAAGTCAAGTCGATGCAACAACATTTCACCACTTGCTCCCCGAATCGATATACTAATATTTCCCGGCACTCTATTTTCAGATCCATTACGTACGAAATCTATTCCTGCCTGCTGTAAAGTTCCAAGGAATACCTGTTCTAACTTATGGAGCCTCGCCCCTATTTCAACCATATGGTCGCAATTCTTTTTTAATGCAACTGACATACCGACTATAGCAGCCACATTTTCCGTACCTGCTCGCATCCCAAATTCTTGTGCTCCACCATCAGCAAACGGATGTATTGACGTACCCCTGCGAATATACAAAAAGCCAATTCCCTTAGGTCCGTTAAATTTATGGGCAGACGCCGATAGTAGATCGACACCAAGTGCGTTTACATCAATCGGAATGTGACCAACCGCTTGAACCGCATCGGTGTGAATTAATGCACCATGTGCATGGGCAATACGGGCTAGCTCTTCAATCGGCTCAACCGTACCGATTTCATTGTTCGCCATCATTACTGACACTAACTTTGTATTGTCGGTAATAATTCTTGACAATGCCTCAGAAGTAACAACCCCTTGCTGATTCACAGGCAAATAGGTAACAGGATATCCCAGACGTTCGATAGCTTGGCAAGCCTGAAGAATCGCATGATGCTCAATCTGACTCGTTATAGTATCACGAAAATCTCCATACTGTAGCAGTCCTTTGATTGCCCAGTTATCACTTTCCGTTCCACCTGACGTAAAAAAAATTTCTTCTGGCTGTGCCCCAATACAAGAAGCAATCAAAGCTCTGGCCTCTGCAAGGGCCTTTTTAGGCTTACGAGAAAATGAGTATGGTTGGGACGCATTTCCATATTCGTCTTGGAGCCACGGAATCATAGCCTCTAATGCATCTTTATCCAATTTTGTTGTTGCCGCATTATCAGCATAAATCATAGACGACCTCCATTTATTTGAAAAGAGCACATCCCTCTTCTTTAAATTCTTCTATTTTAGCATTCAGTTCTTCCGTTGTTACTTCCAAATAATCCGCAAGACACTCCAAACAATAGAATACCTTTGCATTTTTATCAATTAATTTCTTTGTCAAACCAATCTCATCTTTCAACAACGGCTCTTTCCCACAAACATAGCAAGTTTTATTCTCAATTTTCATAATTATTCTAATCCCTTTACACCAAAAAGAGGTAAATCTTTACCACTATATTCCACATCCAATAAGCCTAACTGGTACTTGATTGTGTCTCGCATCTTGCGAGCGCGATCAAGACAATATCTCTTAAACTCCCGTGGAGATATATCAGACACATTTTGAACATGTGGAAATAATAATTTGAGATACGCTGTAGAAATGCGCTTTACTGCCTCAGTATCTCTAGTGTCTGCACCGTCAGGCACAATGATGAGTTCGTCCACTATGCTACGATATGTCATATCTCCTCGTAATTCATGCATAATTGCACAAAAGTATTCTGAATTCAACGCCCACCCATCTACCTTTAAATCATCATTCATCCTTGGAATATTCCAGCCTTTAATAAAACCATGAAATCTTTCTATCAAAGCTGACTCATGGAAAACCACCGGAAGCTCAGTAAACATATTACTATATCCGTCTGCATCCATAATTTCTTTTCTAATATTTCCACAAAGAATAACGCCTGCATCAGCAACACCTTTATAATCACCAACCGTAAAATTTCCCTGCTCTAAGTAACCTTTCAATGCAGCTCTCATTTCATCTGTGTCTGTAAAGGAGATTGTCTGTACCTCATCAAGTGTCACAAAATCATTTCCTGCAATTAAGCCCTCTTTCCGTTTGGTTTGATCATAAAACATCTTAGCACGACTCATCACTCCACCACTCGATAGCCAGCCAAATCTACTAACATTACCAAACAAATAAGACTTACCAGTACCTTTTGGCGCTAATTCAATAAGATTAAGACGCTTTTCCACGAAAGGAAGCAAACGAGTAATCATTGTGAGCTTTTGTTCTTCTTGCTCATAACCGTTTGCGTTATAATCGACTGCTCCAAGTATTACATCGATCCACTCCTCTGTTGTAAAATCTCTTCGTGCATCTTTAAACTGATCTAAATTAATCTGATACGGGCAAAAATTTTTAAAAGATACAAGCCTTATTTTGCCTTCTTGGGACGACTTTCCCCGTGATTTTCTTGGTTCATATTCAAATACAATATCAAAATCTTCTGGCGAACGATATCCAAGTTCAATCATCCCCCAAACATCATTACCCCTTACCAAATCATCCTTGCATGCATCCCATACATCACTTTCAATGATAGTATCCTTGTAGCCAAGGCCAAAATCAGGAAGTGCAAAAGAAACTTCACCTGTTCTAACATTAATATCGATAGAGATTTTTGCAAGGAACTTGACCTTTTCTCCTTCAATAATAATTCTATTTTTTATAGATGTCCAATCGTCTTTGCGTGGAATATACTTCTTTACAAAACGAGCAAGATCATCCTTATCAAAGTATCCCTCATCGTCTTCAAATTTTTTAAGAAGCCAGTCTCTCATAAAAGAAGGGAGACTGAGTGCTGAGAAGAAATTAGTTTTTTTCAAATCTTTGTAGACTACCATTTCATCGAAACAGTTTCTAAGCTTTTCTACACAATCCATTAAATTCCTCCTTAAAACAAATCATCAAAATCAGTGTTCAAAGTTGCTGCCTTCCCTTTTATGTCGAACTTAACGCTTCCTATCAAATTATCACCATCATAAATTTCTGCTACGATATTCTTTTTTGCTCTCTTGATGTCATTAAGAGTAACACTATAATGTGTTGAATCAAAAGGTACTGCAACATACCTTTTCCCAGCAATAACTAACGCTATGTTATTCTTATTCTCAACATCTGAAATATAAAATTCAATCAAAGTACCTGAATGTCTTTCGCAATAAATTGCATCGGCATTAAGCAATTTAATAACCACATCATCTTGTTTTCTCAAAGATAATCTAATTACTGGCACTACAACTTCTTCTAGTGTTGCGCCTCCATGAACCTCGACGTTAGCAGCTCTGCTATTTTTGAATCTCCCATAATCTGAAAGCACAAAATATCCATTTTCTCGTATCGCATTAGGCAAATCAGCATCTGGAAACTCTTTACAACATCTTCCGGAATGCTCGCCTTTTGTGTCAGTTTCGTATTTTTCCTCCTGATGATGCAAAACAGCCAATCTAGAAGCACCGTGATCACTAGCAATAATAAACGACTTACACTTATGCATTGCAAGCTCCGTAGCCGCAAAATCAATTGCATTTTCAACAACTTTCAATTCCGAAACAAGATGAATCGGCGCTTGACCTGGAGTATAAAAATATCCTCCCTCTAATTTGTGTTTTATTTCATCAAGATGTGACTCCTTAAATTTTTGTGTCCCTGGCCACTTTTCGTAAAATCCTCTGTTAATTGATGTAATTGTCGGTAGTTCTACATACGTAATATCCGTATGCATAGACAACCCTTTCTTTTTCACTAAATAGGTAATATATGGTAAAAACTCAACACCTAAAGCATCGATCCAGTACAGAAAAGAATTCTTCTTATCTTGAATTCTCAAAATGGCACTATCCCTAGTTTCCAAATGGGTGTATGGAAGCGTTTTAGCATTGCTTTCAACCAGTTCCAAGAACTCAGGATTAATTCTATTTGTCACCTTCTGTATTCTATATTCTTTAAAATACTGTGTAATAAATTCAGAAAGAGCACCGCAATCAAAAGCATAATCTTTCAAATACTGCGCTAATGCCGGATATATTGTCTCTACTACATCAATATACCCATACTGAGCAATCCAAGTAATGATTGCCTCACGCTCTATTTTAGTATTATCTGTATACCGGTAAATGCTTTCTTTAGGGTCGACACTATTCTCCCTGATAAAAATTGCCACTTCTGATTCAGGGAAATCCTTAATAAGCTTTTTCCTTTCGGAATAAAAAGTACCATATCGAGGATCTATTCGCGAAATACCAACAATAGCTGTTAATAGATTATTTTTTAAGTCCTCGTAGTAATTCGTATGAGATACAACATATTTCAAGTAGGTATTTTGAATATGCTTACACTTCTGCTTCAAGAAAACAAAAAACATCCAGTTCTTAAATTCAAAACCAGCACATTTCTCATATATATCCTCTTCATACTCATCTTCATATCCATATTTTAAAAACAAAGCATCCAATGAGCCTTCGCTTTTCGATAATTCCTGAAAAAAGCGGTCCCATTGTGCTTCTGTTCCCATATTTTCAGCCAACTCACTATTAGATGCCACTTGCTTTACCGCAGAAAATGCTGTATGAATATATGTAACTGGAATCAACGAATTCGAAAAATCCAAATCAGATTTTACATATTTTTTTCCGCCACAACAATCCTCCATATCATGTAGAAGGTTTTTGATTCCTAATGCTACATTATCCTGCGCAAAATACTTGACACAAGTAACGTTCAGAGAAGAAATTGCATTTTCCCCTACAAGCAAACGCTTCTGCTCTGCAATACGCCCATCTTCTGTAGCTAGATTATTTATTTGAGGAGTAACGCAACGTAATAATATAATAACCCTAGCAGTCCCCAGTGTAGTGTTTTTTAATCTTCTAAGTACCTTTTCTGTAATTTCCGCACCTCTAAGAGCCAAATATTCCCCCAAACCAATCAGTACATGCTTATTCTGACGATAATCCATATCCAAAGTTCGAAAATGATCAATTATATCATCAATATCGGGATACTTGTCATCTTTAGGGCAAAAATCACTCACTCGATCAATAATAACACCACTTTGCGTAAATTCACTCAATATTTCCTTGTAATCTTCATCTCCAACCACATAAAAAAATGGCAACCCCTTTGAATTGGCTAAATAACTCTTAACGGTTTCACACAACATAAGTCTTATTTTCCTCCGTTACTGATAATTTTTACGCCAAGTTCCATATCATTAATGGCCAACGTTTTCAACCACTCCTTCAATTGTTCTACTGGCATGGAATCAATGGTCGAGATAGCAATATCACTTCCACCGGCATTATATTCAACACTTGCCATTTCTTGTATTTTCTGTTTGATTCTCGGATCATCATTCCAGTCATAAGGTTCAATATCTATATCCTCTAAAGTATTCCTAATAGCAGTAACGTCTGGAAGCAATCTCGCGTAATTACCAACAATACAACGCATAAAGCATTTATCTCGGAACTCATCATCTGAAAGTTTATCAAAAAATGTAGCTTTCTCGCAAAACTCCAGAGCAGCTTTAATGTCTGACTCACTCTGAAAACTGCTGTTCAAAACAGAAAATGCTTTCTTTGCCTCTCCGTAAATCTCAGAATCTACACAACAGAGAATGGGAGTTTTGTATTTTTCGGACCATTGCTTCGGACTCTTTGTTCCTCCTGTTCTATCGCTCCACAATTTATATAGCTGATTCTTGACCTGTCCCTTACGATAAGCATCCGCTGCTTTCTTAACAACTGCATTACTTTTTGTTGCGGAAAGGGCGAACATATCATCTGTAATAGAATTTTTGATGTCTTCACATTCTTCTGGGCTAAATCCAACAAGATAAGGCTCATAAACTTCAACAAAACAGTCAACTGGAGAACTTAGAAGATCATGCATCTCTGTACTATGAATGGTAAGTTCATCAAAAAGTGTTTTGATATTCTCTGGAAGTATATCCTCAAAATTCACAAGCTTCAACAACAATGTCATCAGCTTATTAAGTTCAGGATATTTTTGCTGAATAGATTCACAGGAAAGCCCGATAAATTTAAGAGTCTCTCTCCAAGACTTAAATGCTCCATCTTTTGAATTTTTAGAAATATTCAAAAGATTATTCGTTACTTTCACAAATTCGTATTCTACCATCAGTTTTCGAATTTCATCTTCACCAGTAGAAGTAATCCATTGAGCCGCATGCTTGACACTGAACATCTTCTTAATATCTGCAAGAAGATGCTCTGTGGCACCGATTTCCCGAGCCAAGGTACAAATTTTCCCACCATCAAAGTGCTGCAAGAACAATGACATACCTTTTTGACAATTATCTGCCGTAAGTAAATTGCTAAGGTTATCCGCACAAGAAGGTCTCTGCATACCAATCTTACCTATCGTAATAGCAATATCGTGGGCTGTAGCACCATCACTCTGAATCAACGAAATATACTTTTTAACTATATCAAATACACCTGTTTCATCCACTTCTTCTAATGTCCATACAGGAAAAACAAACTCACGCATTTTTACCTGAATTAAAGAACCCGCTTGCGTCGGAGACGTGCATGTATTGGGGCTAATATCCCACGCTTTCTCAGTCAACTCATAAAAAGACTTTTCTTCTGGAGTAAGACTGACAATATAAGTTGTTTTTGCTTTCTTGCTATAATAATTACCAATCATTTCTGATAACTTATCCGGTGTCATAGACTCACGATGTCCCTCCGAATCCTGACTACGATAAGGCTCAGAACGGTATTCCTTCAACAAAAATCCGATAATAAATGATGTCAAGTTGCATGGTGCAAATCCATATGTAGTTTCCACAAATTCGCAGATTTCATCAATGGAAACCCTTCCGTTTACCTTAAATGCATCCGCAATCATCCTGTCCACTGCTCGCTTGATAATAGAAATAGATTCTTTATCTAAATCTGAATCACTCCAATAAGAATCTCTGCCCCATACCTTACCAAGAACAGACTTTTCACAACCAGCAATTAGTCCCTTCACATCTGCAAGAGCAAAACCATATTTTGCCACCTGTTTTGCTTGAGTATTCTTCAATTGACTCTCTGTCAATCCCTTGGTAAAGTCAGGAATGTGATTATATCGATTCAATACAACAGTTTGCATGATGGTTTGAACAGCAACAGATCCGGTTGCTTTCTCACCATCTTGATTTAAATATGACCAAACGATAAATGAACCATCATGAATCCTATCCTTCCACCCTCTATCAAGCACTTCTTTGGCTTTGCGTGCACTATCCTTCGATTGCTGGTTATTATTTCCGTTATAATACATAGACATAGCGGAATAATTCACATAATCTTCAAACGCCTCAAGACCAAGCGGAGTAGAAAGTGCATCAACAACTATAATATTTTTGTATTCTGCATTAGCAATCGTCTTCTTAATAAGATTCCGAAAACTCTGTGCCTCCTCATCATTTTTTGCTAGTGCTAAAACAGCATAAAAATGCCAACTGATATCCTTTGATTTTAGCACATCCATCGTTTTAACAAAATTTGTCGTTGTGACAACTGGTAGTGCGCCTGTATCAATATTTGTTGCATAACGCAGTCTTAAAGGCGGGGTTAGCCCAAGTGCGGAACCTAGCTCATTTCCTTCTTCAACAAGTTTAGTCGTCGTACTATTTTTACGTACATCATCCTTTAAACGGTCAATCTTTGCCCCATCTCCTGCAAGTACAGCGGCAGAATACACCTGCTTTCCATCAGCAATCTGTGTGTGTATCAGTACACCTTTTTTTACGAGAGCCTTTGCAATATTTCTACATTCATTCTCGTAAACATCCCAGTCTCCTTCAAATGCATAACTCAAATTCTGATCAGTTGGTTTTAGAACAGGAATTGCTCCACCTAAGCGTTGATCTACAGCCTGCATGATTAAAATAGTCTTCAAAACAACTTTTTCTTTTTCTGTCAGGTTAGTCTGCTGTGGGTAAGTATCCAAAATCAATTTAATATCTGATGTTAAATAGTCTTTTCCATTCTCATAAAAGAAATTCCATAGCATGTCAACCGTCAATAGAGGACGCTCCGAAACCGGACTGGTATTCTGAATAAACCACTGAAAAGCATGGATATTCAAATCCTTGGGGGTTTTAATAAAATCGAACATACTACGTTGATTTGACTGGAATGCAGTCGCAATATTTTTTAGCACCAACGCCGCCATAGGATGAATCGGCAGCAGATGCCGCATTATACTATCGCTCTTGACCTCAGTGACTTTCATAACTGCTGTCTTTGATGCCGTTACACGCGAATTCAAATCACCAGTCATGGCTTCCCATTGATCTTTTGCTACATCAATTACAGAGAATGCATGCCCAATTAATTCAAATGCAATATTCGAAGGCAACGAAATTTCCACTTGCTTATACCGTTGCATCACAACGCTCATTGGATCATCCTTGGAAATGGACGCACCAGCAATAGACGTAATAGGATGTGTTACAATCACAAAATAGAAATGCGTTTCCTGACAGAGTGCAACAATCTTCTGGAACTCATCCAACGAATTACGATTTTGGCGAAAAAATCCACTGAATTCATCCCAAATCAATACGATTTTTGTATGATTCTGCGCAATTATATCCTTGATCCACTCACATAAAGAGTCTGATGTAAGTGATAATGCAGTAATACCTTCTCTAGCCGCCATCTTGAAAATGCTATCCATTAAATTAGCAACATCTTTACGCTTTGTAAGCGCATTGATAATCTCATCTGCTGTTGACTGTGAAAATTCAGATAACCACTCTGGTCTCTGTAACAAGCCATTTACTAAATCTTTATGCAAGGGATCCTTTAACCACTCAATTACACTTTCCTTAAGCGTGTTTTCACCTTTGTATGAACCAGGAATCGCCTCTAAAGATGCACGAATACTTTCTTGAACAGCAAAAAATAACTGCTGCGGAGATGTAATACTACCTGATGCATATCGATATGCGGTTAAAATTCCTTGCTCCTTATGACCTATGATTTTCTCAAGTAAAGCAGTATTCTTTTTTAACGGCTCATATTTATCCCAATAAGCGCGAACCTCGTTTTCTGGCACCTCTAAAATTTTCTTTAAAGCATATGCACATTGTGATTTTCCAGTACCATATGCGCCATGAATCCAAATGGAACGATTTGTAGTCCCACCAAGCATTTTTTCCGTGCTATTAAGTAGTTCAATAAATGTCTCATGTGGATATGTTGTTTCCCAAGGAGCTCCTGCATTAATGGCAGACTCATCAATACATGGAAAATACGATTCATTAACATCAAAATACTCACAATATTTATTACTTGCCATATCTAGAAGTCCTCCTCGATTAACCCTAGTACATCTGCTGCAGTCTTATCTCGTAAGGAAATTGACTGCAAATCATTTGTAAATGTTGCATTTATGAATTCTGGATATCGTGCTGACAAACCAAGCAAGATTGTACGCAGTTCTTCCTCTTCATATATGCCGAACAATCTGACCGGACTCACACCATCTCTCTCAACACTCTCATCCAGCAAATACGATACATTAAATTCACAGTTCAAATTACATCTTTCAACAAAGCGATACAGTGCATATAAGAAAACACGTTTGTCACTCATATGACACTTCGTACGAACCATATCGTTTCCATCCACAAATCCAAAATTAAGTGCTGTTCCAAATGGGGTTCCTACAATACGAGAAAAAGACTTCACTATAGATTTTGCTGCTCTTTCTTTCATTTCTGCTGCAAGTAGATATTCCTTGATTTCATTAGTATCATAATAAATACCAATATCCATGTTTTGAATATACCATTCAAACTGAGCATTATCATAAGCAAGATTGGTTAGCATGAGTCCTAATGCAAAATCATTTTCCCAGCCTATTTTGCAAATCAGATTACAAAACGATGTACATTTCTCTTTTTCAATTAGACCAGCATCACGCAAAAATCTTTTAAAATGAGTGAACATATTCGGTCCTAAAGTATGCTCCGCAAAAAAATTGTCCTGCATATCAAAAAAAGATACAAGCCAATCTCTTTTAGGTGCATGGTCATCAAAGCAGTTAACTGTTTTCATCTTCTTTTCTCCTTGTGGTATCTTTAATGAGTTATATACATGGCATCCACCCGGAATGTCATGGCACTCATGGCATCTAATACAGTCTGTTATAATTACCTTATCGTCAACAAACTTTAGATGCCCTCCCTTACAATTTGTTTCGCAGACACGGCATCCCACACAATAGGCCGCCTTTCTAAGAGCTTGACGAAAGAACTTCCCATCACTAGGATGTTGTTTAAATGCAGTCTCACTTGCGGTAATTACAGTACCTGTTTCCGTTTGCTGTACAGAATATTCAATGTTGGAAGTCTCCGCTGTTTTAAGCCATTCTTTCCAGTCTGACGTAGGATTGATTAATTGAAATTGGATATTCCCAGCTTCCTTTGTTTCTTTATACCTAAGTGCATTGCCTGCAATTCCTCTCCCGCTTCTTCTACTTATCCAACCACCAGATGTTACATAGGTCAATGCATCTGTTTTACTATGACTATCCCAACTATTTGATTCCTGAATCATAGAAATAAGCTGATCCACTTTCTCCGGATAGTTTTTTCGTCTTGCATAATCACTACTCCCACTTGACATAGGACACAATAAACATCCAGCTCGTGAGTTTCCTTTTTTATATGAGTCATTAATTATGATATCATTCATAAAAATGTAAAGCCATATCTCAGCAGAAGTCCATTCAAGAATGGGATTAAAACTATACTGCCCTTTTTGCTTTTTACCATAATTCTCATATTCATATGTACTACGTGCCAGACTTTCATGCTTCCGAACACCCACAAAATCAAGACCTGTATAATCGTCTTTTCCGAGTATCTCTCGCATCTTTATCGTTTGTGGAGTACTTTTATGAACACTGCAACACCATCTAAGTGTTTTGGAAGGTGGTCCAAATAATTTCCAAGATTCACACGGTTCAAAATGTGACTTAGCAATATAAAACGGTGTTCCATCTTCTTCACACTGCTCTTTTGTTTTTCTCACCACATCATATGTATCTGGAAATTCCATTCCAGTATCACCAAATATGACAATAAAACTGCCGATGGGTAATGCCTTTTTTACCAAATCTAGAAGCACTGCACTATCTTTACCTCCAGAAAATGCAACATGAAAAATATCCAAACGATTTTTAAATTTTTCATATTCCTTAATGATCTTTTTCACCGTCGTATCTTCCACAATAGTCATCAATTCTTCATTTTGACGACACATAGCTTCCATATCAATCGGCTGTAAAGTGTATCCATCTATCTTTGAAAATGGGATGCTTCCATCTTCACTACGAACCGGTAATAATTCTGGTGCATTATATAAGTCACCCCCCTTTGTTTTCGCAATCTGAATTCCACGATACCAATACACATTGGATTCTGCCCACATAAATGGAACGTCATTTTGTTTTTCATAATTCCAATATCTATCAAAACCAAGGAGATCCAGCTCATCTGCCCAAACAGGCCGAGGTTCCTTTGAAAAAATTGTTGGGGAAGAGTTTAGGACTATTCCGCCAGATTTAAGATCAAAACTATATGAGTACACTGGAATCACCCCTCCTCTCTTGTAATTTTTGCCCGCTCAATAATCTCGGGCAGATTAGAATATTTCCTTTTTGCGGTAAAACCATTATTAAAAAAATAATTGCCGACTGCCTCTACCGTCAGATCCTCGTTTGATTTTGCTGCTGCCTCACACAACATATCAGTATAATTAAGCGATAATTCAAAAGCCTTTATCAAACCCGCATTTTTATCATTATAATTCATCACTACAAGCCGAAATTTCTTGCTAAAACGATAGCAAAAACTTTCCAGCAAATAGTGGTTCCAGCTTGTTCCACACGATGGAAATAATGCGAATGTAGTCACTCCTCTAATAGGAATAAAACGATCTGAAACGATTTGCGTAAGCAATTCATCGATTCTTTCAACATCAAAATGAACCTGTTGCTCAGAAATAAATTTATCCGCTCCTATACGAATCATCGTATCGTACAAAGCAGCCATGACATTCTGCTTATTTGGATTGCCTGTAAGTTCAATCGCTCTTTCCATCACTTCTGACGCAGTGCAGATGTCTTTACCACTACAATAAGCTTTCAACAGAATATCGATGTCAACACCATTAGATTCTTTTGTGAGAATCTTGCCATGCAGGTAATAGTTCTTCTTGAGGACTTTATTATATACTGCTGTCTGTAAAGCACTGTCGGATAGCTCATAATTCTCCTCCGGAATATTACCATATGGTAGATTAGTTATAGAGACATACCCATTTAATCCGCATTCTCTATCAACATACATAGAAATAGCATTTTCATCTTCCTCAGAAATAATAAAATCCTTCATGCAAAAATATTTACCTTCGCTGATCCACACAAATTCTGGACTCATAGACAGACTCCATGCGATTTTCTCAGACGGAATGTACTCTAATACCTCAACTAATTCGGAGAATATAACAACGCTACTGCCTTTGCTGACCCGAAGGATTTCTTTAACTATTGCATCATGCTCGGATATTTTTTCTGCCACTGTAATAATATTCTGTCCCAAATAATACTGTGGTCTGGCTTTTTTCAAAATCTCCTTCAACATATCGACCGTGACAATATAGTGTTCCTCCAGCCATTCAGAATTTTTCTCCATGAACAGTTCGATAAAGATCACACCTACACCTTGTTCAAATATAATATCTGTAATAGATGCAACTTCTTCTAAGATTTCATCACTTAACGCATAAATCTTTCCGTCAATCAACACTCCCACCACGGAAACTTCACGTTCCAGTTCTTCATCAGAAACAGGTAATTCAACATTAGCAGACTCCGCATAATTCCTAAGTCGCATCAGTTCAATAGGCGATCCCACACGAAAACCATATTTATAATATTTTGCAATTAGTTCTGTAAGTTCTTTTGTGAAATGTGGCATCCATTGCAATTGCGTTGATGGAATCATCGCAGTTTCTGTTTTCTTCTGTACCTTTGATTGTTTCACGTTTTGACGATATTCTATAACAACGTCAGAGTAGTTCATTCCACAAATTACCATCAAAGCGCGCAGCTTACTCACTACCCCTGATGCACTAACATTACATTCCAGATAAATACCGTTAGCAATTTCCTTGGGATAAACCATTCCCTCTGGACTTCCGATATCTATTCGAGAACTGGAAGATAAACTATGCCCAACAGGAAACTTAGTATGACAATCTTGATAAATTGCCCTTGTAATGTTTATAAAAACAGAGTTCCAACCCGAACAAGGAATATTTCGCCCTTTATATCTACAACTCACCGGTTTAGTGTGCGCATAATTTTGTGAACTCGAAAAGTCTACCTTAAAATAATCCTCCGACTGCTTTTCCTCTATTAATACACTTTTGCAATTTAAACAAGATAAATCTTTTTTATCCTTAGAATGCAAAAAATGAAGATACATTTTCAAAGCCTTATCTATTTTAGCTGACATTTTCTTGGAATGAATTCCTAGCGTTTCTGGCTTGTTCATAATGGATTGCAAATGTTCAATTTCATCTGCATCTGTAATATCTGCAATAGGTTTATGCAGTTGTTTCCTTTTTATGGCAAACATGCTAAGCATGCTTAAATATTCTATAACTTCTTTTGTATCATTTGGCTTTTCAGTCTTCAACCACAAAAGGAATTCTTGATATATTGTTTTATTCACTTTACTCGATTCCTCCTGTATGATTTTTTCAAAAATATTTCGATTCGTTTTATATAGAGCCACAACTTCTTTAAATAACTTAGAAATAGTTAAACCTTTATTTTTTTCCAAATAACAATTTCTCATCGCTGACATTTGCATAGAAATACCGTTTTCATTTCGAAACACTTCATCAATCTCAAATCCTCTATCTTTAGCTCTTTCCCTAAGATGCTCTGAAACTGTTGTAATTGCTTCTTTGCGAGACAATTCATTATTTTCAACCTTTAAACAATATTCCAGCAAAAATGCAGCCTCATATTTATCCCATTGTGGTTGTTTCATTACTTTTTTACCCTTATCTTTGAATTATTTACAAGCTTGGTTAAAATTCACATTATCTCTCAAAGATAACTAATAATATCATTAACACTGCAATCAAGATACTTGCAAATTTTATCCAACACTTTATTTGACACAGGTTCCCCTTTACCCATTTTGGCTACTGTTGCAGAGCTTAACCCTGCATGTTCCACTAAATCCTGCTTCTGAAGCCCTTTCTCAAGTAGTAATTTCCACAGTCCGATATAAGATATAGTCATAAATATAGCGCCTTTCTTCTATCAATCAAAAGAATAAAAATCCATAAAAACTCATGTTGGATTATAGCACAGAGCGATACTTTGTTCCACTAAAATCTTCATTTTTTTAAATTTTTTCTTTACTAACTTCTGTAAATCATCGCAAAAAACAAGCACAAAAACGCCCTACACCTGCAGGACGTCCATCTCTATCACACATATTCTTTTAATTCCCGACTGTAGTAGTCTCTCAGTAGAACTCCATTAACGATTACCCGAAGGGGTTCACTTCTATCTATACTCTCTTAACGATTACTTCTACACAATCCGCTTTAACTCGCCTGAGAAGTAGTCTTTCGGTAGTCTCACGGCACTATGACTGCCGTATTATGCCGAGTTCTGCGGATGTTTTACCTACACATCTGGTAGTCCGTTCACCCTGCCGTGGCAGATAAAAAGCACTTTTATCATTGTTGCATAACCTCGCATTTCTTAGTTTTTTTTGGTATTTCGGGCTTTGTAAGCCTTTGTAATTTTTTGCTTTCTGGCATAATCTGGTTTATTTTCGCATAATATCGTCAGCAAAAGGTGTAAAATAAGGTGTATGTTTTTCTATTTTACACCTTGCTATTTTCAATTAAAAATCGTAATTACACAACCTGAATCCGGGCAACCTCTTCCCTGGCATCCTCAAGATTTACATGCGTATATGTATTCAGCGTTACGCTGATCTCTGAGTGGCCCATCAAATATTGCAATGCTTTTGGATTCATTCCGGATTTTGCCATATTTGAGC